TACGTCAATAATCTGGCCGAACATACGAAGCCGATATCAAGCCTTCATGAGGCAACGTATCACACAAACCTGGCTTCTCGCTTTGCAAGAAATCGCATTATCTTTGGGGCTCCGGGTACCGGAAAAAGCTACGGTCTGGAAAAAGACAGGAAAGAAATACTTCAGAATGAGACAGTCGGAGGATATGAACGGGTCACATTTCACCCGGACTATTCTTATGCCCAGTTTGTCGGGACATACAAGCCAGTCTCGGAAGGAACCGATATCTATTACAAGTTTGTCCCAGGACCGTTTATGCGGGTATACGCGGAAGCATTGAAAAACAGCAGAACGGAAGACCCGCAGCCGTATGTCCTTATCATCGAGGAAATAAACAGGGCGAACGTCGCAGCAGTGTTCGGGGATGTTTTTCAGCTTCTTGATCGGGACGATGAAGGAGCCAGCCAGTACGAAATTGAGGCAAGCGAGGATATCAGGAAATATCTTGCAGAACAGCTTGGCGGGACTCCTGAGCAGTTCGCTAAAATTCGAATCCCGAACAATATGTTCATCTGGGCAACCATGAACTCGGCTGATCAGGGAGTATTCCCGATGGATACAGCGTTCAAGCGGAGATGGGATTTTTCTTATCTCGGAATTGATGATAATGATTCTGAAATTTCAGGGAAGACGGTCATCGTGGGATCAGGCGAAACCCGGCAGAGAATCGAATGGAACAAGCTGCGCAAGGCTATCAATTCCTATCTCGCGAACAAAGGGATAAACGAAGATAAGCAGCTGGGACCATATTTCCTGTCTCGTAATATTGTCGTCCCGGAAAATGGATCGGAAATCGACAGCGAGAAGTTTTGCACAGCTTTCAAGAATAAGGTGATCATGTATCTGTTTGAAGATGCTGCCAGGCAAAAGCGACAGGATCTCTTCAAGGGCTGCTTCAACAACTTCAACAGGTATTCGGAAATCTGCCATGAATTTGACCTTAAAGGCGTCGGCATCTTCAATGAGGTAATCCAGCACGATGCAGAGCCGGAAGACCTGGGGCAGCAGCCTTTTTCAAGGCAGCCGAGTAACGGGGAAGAATCATGATTTCTGTCTACATCAGGGAACAGAAGCGCTATACTCAGCCGGAACTCTGCAACCTGCTTGCCATGGATGCGAATGAGATCGTTCCTGTTCTGCGGCGGCTGAAAGAATATGGCGTTGCAAGGGTGGTAGATGCATCCGGACCACAGGGGGATTTCGCGGATCTGAGCGACGAATCCACTGAGATTGCAGATGTAATTCCGGGGGATACGAATTATTATTACGTTTTCGTGTTTGTGGGAGTTGTTGTAATCGCGGGGCGGGTATTGAAATGCTATCCGAAATATCTGCTTCACTCCAGCGAGCCGAAGGAAGAGTTGAAGCAAGTTTTAAAAGTAATTGAAAAGAGGAATACACGAGAGCAGATCATTCGGATGTTCAACGAGAGTGATATGGACAGATCCTTCAATCGCCTTGCTGTAATGCTGTATCTGCTTGATGATTATTTTGAAAACGGGCTGTACGGGAGTACTGAAGAAATCATTGAGAACAATGGATCTGGGGAAATTCTGTGGGACAGGACAATCAATGAGTCTTTTGCCATTATTTCCGGCAACCGTCCATATTATATGGATTTGAAAACAAGGAAGACCCGTACCAATGAATACGATTACTTTCGCAGACTTCATGCCTGCGTTCTTACGAGGGCTTCCAACGAACTGAAAGAGGCGGATCTTCTGGATCTCTTTGATCTCGAAGGCGTCGACCTGTCTGATAAGGACTTAGAAGATTTTGGCGAGACGGATTACATCCTTTATAGGATAAGCAAAGAACTGAATGTACAGTTCAATACCAGAAAGCAGCTGGTTCTGAAGACCATGTATGCTTATATTGCTCATAAGGGCGAGATGGATGATCCGGAGGCGCTTTCCCTGATCGGAAGCAACAGCTTTAATCTGATATGGGAAGATGTCTGCTCAGATATTTTAGATAATCGGTTGAATGCATCATTGGGATCTTTGACATTGCCCTCAGCTCTGAAGGAAGGCTATAATCCCAAGGAAAGGTTGATAGATTTGATAGAAAAGCCTTTCTGGAGCATCACGGGGAAGTATGCATCGGATACGCTGATTCCGGATTTGGTCACAATCAAGGGAGATCAGTTTATTATCTTTGATGCCAAATACTATACGGCCCGATTGGAACGGGGGAAAAGTCCGCAGGGGCAGCCGGGAATTGAGTCTATTACAAAGCAATATCTGTATCAGCTGGCTTATCAGAAATTCATCAGCGACCACGGCTTCAGAAACGTCAGGAATTGCTTCCTTCTTCCGACAGAGCAGGATTACGTCATTGATAAAGGCGAAGTGTCAATGAATATCCTTTTTGAGCAGGGTCTGGAAAACATTGAGGTTCGGCTCCTGCCAGCCAGACTGGCCTATGCATACTATTTGTCTGGGAAAAAGATGAACATCGACGATCTTAGATTATGAGCGATGGCTTGTGAGGGGCGGAGACTATGGATGTGCTGAACAAGGAACAACGCCATAAAGCAATGCAACACATCCGGTCGAAGGACACTGCGATTGAGGTGAAATTGAGGACGGCTTTATGGCATGAAGGCATACGGTATAGAAAGAATTATACCAAGCTGCCAGGCCGGCCGGATATTGCCATCACGAAATATCAGATTGCTATTTTCTGTGACGGAGAATTCTTTCATGGCAAGGACTGGGACAGCCTGCAGCAGAAGGTGCTGAAGGGTACGAATAGCACTTATTGGTACGGAAAGATAAAACGAAACATAGAAAGAGATCAGGAAGTTAATCGTACCCTCTATGGACAGGGTTGGACCGTTCTGCGGTTTTGGGGCAACGATATTCTGAAGCATACTGATGAGTGCGTGCAGACGGTCGAGGAAACAATCTTTGACATTAAGACACGGCTTGATGATGCAATATAAGTGTGAGGAACGGACTGCTATTTGGTTAATGTGATCGTGTTGCTAAAGGGTTTCATTGTAAGAAAGGCGATTGTATGCTGCTGTATTCAACCATTCTGGATATCAACGATAACCTGACGCCGGATGCCTTTATCGACCTTGTTGTCCGGTGGAATCAGGGAAGCCCGCACAGCGACAATGTGATAAGGGATCTTCACTGGAACGGCGAACACAACATCCGCTATGGAAATGACTGGCTGTGGCTCGATATTCAGGAATACCGCAACAGGAACATCGTTGCGGTGCGCTTCGAGAAGAAGGAAGCGGACGGCGCCATCTGGGACACAGACTATGTCATGAACTTCAATGAAATGCGGATGGCAATTCAGCTCGACAGAAGCTATACGGAGAGCGCCTTTATCCTCAGCCTTGAATTCTCAACGCCGCACTTCGTATCCATGCTGATCGACGAGGGGTATGTGAAGGACGACGGCGACCTGCCTGTGCTGCACAAGCCGATTTTCATCACGGAAGACAATGCACAGACGCTGGTCGATATCATCAACGGCGTGAGAGAATACAGGCTGCCGGTTGTCTATGTCTCGAAAACCTTCATGAACGAGGATCCTGTCACCCTCTGGAAGCTGACGAGCAAACTGAAGGGCGTGGCGCATATTCTTGTCGAGGAGTCGCCTCGCCTGAATTCGCTGATTCGTGAAGGGTGCAGTGATCAGAATGAGTATAACGGAAGCATCGGCGTATATTATCCTAACCGTGCGCTCATGCATAAGAGGTTCTTCTACCGCTCCTATTCCGGCGCTGACGATATTCTTCTGAACAAGGTCGTGCGTAACGTCATTCAGTACAGCAACCGTCAGATCATCGGGGCTTTGTACACCTGGTCGGGCGTCAACAACTCCCTCCTGCGGGACAGACTTCAGAGCCAGCGAGAGGAACGGATTGCAGCCGAATCCGAAAAGGCCAGGGCCATTCAGGAAAATCAGGAAATCTCAGATCTGCTGGAGTCGGTTGACGAGGAAATCAAAGGCTATCGGGAACAGATTGATCAGCTTTCCCGCGAGAATGACAGGCTGAGAGCAGAAAATACAGGGCTTCACGAGAAACTGATGTCGACGGATCAGGAGCCGCTCCTCTTTGCAGGCGAGGAAGATGACTTCTATGAAGGCGAGGTAAAGGATGTCCTCCTGGCTGCAATAGATGATATGCTTTCCCATACCGTCGAGGGCAGCCGCAGAGAAACCATCCTCAAGGATGTGCTCGGATCCAACGGATACAAGAGGACAGGAGAGGAGAAGGCAAAAGCGCTCAAGGCGGTGCTGAAAGGCTATAAGCAGCTGACGCCGAACATGAAGAGAGAACTGGAGAACCTGGGCTTCATCTTTGATGAAGAGGACAATAAGCATTACAAGGTCTATTACTACGGGGACAGCCGATATCGGTTTACGCTTGCCAAGACGCCGAGTGATCACAGATCCGGGGCTAACATCTCATCAGACATAATAAAATCCGTATTCTGATTTTGGTCAGGAGGTGCTGCCATGAGAAAAAAATCATCTATGCGCTGAACCTGATGGCTCTGGCATTTATTGTGTCCGCATGCGGACAAACAGGTTCAGATACCTCTTTGGCAACTCAGGCAGAAGAAAAGCAGACCAGCGATACGACCGAGATCTCCGATTCGGAAGCACCTGCCGAATATGACAATCTGCAGACGATGTTTCTGAACATCACGGCATCCACTTCGGAAGACGATGTCAAGGCCGCAATCGAGCAGTACGGGCTGGCCAGCACTGTCGAGGAATACAGCGGCACTCCGAAGGAACGGACATACAAGGCAGCGTATTCGGACGGCGCGGCAAAACAGAAATATGCGGACGCGGGAGACTCTGTCGAGATATCCTTCAATCAGGACGACGGAAGCCTGACGACGGCCGTGTATTCCTGCAGCAAGACGCTTAAGTCAGCAGTCCTGTATAATTACGGGACTTACTGGGACTTCAATTTTGAGAAGGGCAATGAGTATTCCGGCTATTACTGGATTGACCCGGGCAATTCAAAAGGCGGAGTAACACTTGAATACAGCAACGGGAACAAGGCAGAGACAGGGTACAACAGGGCAGCAGATGCAGAGGAAGCTGTAAAAGAGGCGATTACAGAAGGTTAACTGAATAATACAGCAGGCAGAACCTGCCGAGCCTCGAGGAAGCTATGAACAGTATTGGGGGTAGTATGGGAAAGAAGAGCCGTTCATTCACTGAATATGTGGAGAACACATTCAGCAGCGAGTTCGAGGAAGCTGCAGAAGAGTATCTCGAAGACAGCTGGGATCCGGACGATTACGATTTCAACAACATCCATGCGCCGGGAGAGCCCGAACTTCAGGAGGTCAAGGTCGAGCATGTCTGGGCGAAAGATGCGCCGGGCATGCAGATCCGCTTCGACGTCGCGCTGTCGGTCTTCATCACAGTTCCGGATGCCAACCATCATTATGATGACTACGAAGAGATAACATTTTGGCTCATGGCTTCCTGCAGCGGAGATCTGGACAGGGACCTGAAGGATTTCTCCATCGATTCCGTCAGGGAATACGACGGAAAGAGCCGGTCCAGGGAGGCACTTGACGATTCCCTGGTTCCGGTGATCAGCCGGGCACGGCTTGACGATATCGCTGAAGACTTTCTGAGATCCTATTATCCGAAGGCGCTGCTCGAACCCTGCTGGGTCGATCCGGGGGAGGTGGCACGGGCACTCGGGCTTACCGTGCGGAAGCAGCAGATCTCGGAGGACTGTTCCATCTTCGGCCGCAGCTTCTTCCGGGAATGTGAAACCGAACTCTATGATGCCGAAAAGGAGTGCATGGTGACTGAGCGGATTCCGGCCCGTACCGTCATCATCGATCCGAATGTCTTCTTCATGCGCAACCTCGGCGCATTCAACAACACGATTATCCATGAATGCGTTCACTGGGCATGTCACCGGAAGGCGTTTGCCCTTGCGCGTCTTTACGATCAGAGTCTTTCCAATGTCAGCTGCGAGGTCTCCGGAGGAATCCCGGGACATTCCGGCAATGATGCCGTGGACTGGATGGAGTGGCAGGCGAATGCCCTTGCCCCGCGGATACAGATGCCCCGCACGGCATTCAGGAAGCGGGCGGAACAGCTGATCTCCATCTACAGGCGGGAAAAACTCGGTTATGACGTCATCGATCTCATTGACACGATGATCGAGACATTGGCGGAAGAATTCTGCGTATCCATGACGGCAGCCAAGATCCGCCTGATTGATCTCGGTTACGATGAGGCGGCCGGCGCAAAGATCTATGTTGACGGCGGCTACGTCCGGCCGTACAGAACCGGTGTCAAAGGTGTCCTCAAGTCCAATCAGACATTCACGCTCAGCGCACACGAGGCAGTCTATCAGATCTATTCCAACCCGGATCTGCTGAAGCCGGGAGCCGACGGAGAGTTTCAGTTCGTTGAAAATCACTTCGTTCTCAATAACCCGCTGTATATCGAATATGATGAGGACGGCGGAAGCATTCTTACCCATTACGCGCGGACTCATATGGAGGAATGCTGCCTCGTATTTGACCTCTCCATCGAGACAAGATACGGCGAGCGCTATCACAGTGAATGCTTTCTGGACCGCGACGAGGCGACGCCGATCACTTTTACGTTCTCCTACAACGGACCGTATCGGAACTCCTCTGATGAAAAGCAGAAACAGATTCGGAAGGCAATCCTGTTGGAGGAAAACAAATTCGTAAAATCCCTGGACGGTGATTATAAGAGGTCACTCAGCAAAGGGATGGAATGGCGCGAGGAGATGTCCTACAAGGATGTCGTAGACCGGTCGGGCATTCCGGCAGAGGAGGTCGCCAGACTGCACGAGACAATGACCTACAGGGAGATTGCAAAGAAAAAGAAGCTTCGTACGGACTCCGTGATCAAGATCACGTTCCAGGAAATCGCAGATCGGACCGGGATCAACAAGGAAACGGTCAGCCGCTGCATCAACGGCGAGCATATCAATCAGCATACGCTTATTCTGATCTGCCTTGCCCTGCACCTTCCATACAAGGCGAGTACCAAGATCCTGACTGATGCCGGATGCCCGCTGACGCTGAACTGCGATGACAACGTCGTCTATGACTCAGCCCTGATGTATAAGTACGGAGACACCGTTGAGAACGTAAAGAATACATCAGCGAGTGTGGAGCGGCTCCCTTATAAAAAAATTTCATAAAACCAGAAAAAAGTCGACAGGTCCTGTCGATTTTTCAAAAACCTGAAAGGGCGGTATTCCGCCGGCTGTTTGTCTGCCGGCGGGTTACCGCTCTTTTTTTATGCTCAAAAACCGGTATTCTGCACCCTTTTCCGGCTCAGGAGACTCGACAGGAGGTGTCGATTTCACCATCTTCTGACTGCGATATTCTGATTTCAGAAGGAAAGAGAATCCTTCAAAAACAATTTTCCAAAGTCCGAGTGCGCATGAGGGCGGCGGGATGCACAGAAGTTCCACATACGGCAGCAATGCCGCAGAAGGAACAGAGATGCACCCACCGCAGTTTCGTGCGCCTTTTTTTCGGCCTGTCGATTCTCCGGTCATCTCTGTCCTCAAACTCTCCGATGTGTCCCGACTGCCCCATACGCCCGGCAGAAAGGGCACATCATGGAACAGAAGAAGTACTACCTGACGATCGCGGGCACGAAGGTGGAGGTATCGGAAGATATCTACCGGGCGTACGTACGGCCGGTCCGCAATGCACAGCGCAGCGAGGAACGCCGCAGCCGCTGCATCGGAGCCGGAGGGAACCGCTGCAACGGCAACTGCTCCGCCTGCAGATACTTCCGCAGCGGAAAGCCCTACTCCCTGGAGCAGACGCTTGAGGAAGGCATCGATGTGAAGGATCCCGGTCCGCTTGTCGAGGACATCGTGGAGCAGAAGATCCTGTACGAAGCGCTTCACAGCGCCATCGACGAACTGCCACCGAAGGAAAAGAAGGCGGCTCTCATGTATGCGGATGACGAAACCGTCACAGCCATCGGCGCTGCTCTCGGCATGACGCAGCAGGGCGCATCAAAGCTTCTTCAGCGCGTCTGGAAGAAGCTTGCTGAGAAGCTGAAGGACTACAGATAATCCGTCAGGCGGCATTCTCCTGAAGTACCCGGGCCGGCAATGGTCCGGGGGCTTTTTTATCGCAGGCCCGCGCAGAGGAATCATCCGGCTTCGCCGGGTGCGGGCCGCGGCGGGCAGAACATTCTCCTGCCCGAATATTATTCATGAAAAGTTGTGAAAAGGCAATCCCCTGTCCTTGTAATTCTGCAGAGGTACTGCAGAAGGAGGTGCGAAATGAAGAACATTGCAGCCATGCTGATCGAACCCGGCAAGGAGCCGGAACTGATCTGCATCGAACCGACCGGGAAGCGGATCCGCGAACTTGTCGGCGGTCCGGCCGAATTCACCTGGCCGATCGGCGACGGCATCTGCGTCGCGGTCAGCGAGACGGGAAAGCTGGACGGCCTTCCCCTGAACCGGTCGGTAAGGGACTCCGACGGGAAGATTCTCGACATCTACGCCGGGAACATGCTTCTCATGGGCGACCACAGCGACGACGAATTCGACAGCCTCACGGCGGAAGACGTCATCCTCGCCGCAGAATGCTTCGGCCGGCCGGAGACCTGGGACGCGGAAAAGATTTTTTCGGAATTCGGTTGTGAATCCGACAGCAGCTGTCCTTGAAGCAGTGAGGAAGCCGAAAGGGCAGCAGACAGAGAGGAAGGTGAGGACAATGCATTCGGCTTACATCACAGGGATCGGTTCCTGGGGCGGGAACGACCCGCGCACAATCCTGCATGCGATCGCGGTCATCGCCGACCGCATGGCGGAAAAACTGAAGAATGGAAAAGGAGGCACAGCCAGTGACAGAGAAGGAAAATGAGAAGCTTGCGGCCGAACTCCGCTCCTGCGGAGAGAAGCTGATCGGCATCGCCGGACAGCTTGCCGCAGGGGCCGAAGCGCCTGACGGCACTTCTGAGAAGACAGCCGGGGCTGCGGAAAAGACAAAGGACGCTGAGATGGCGGAAGAAGTTCAGGAGAAAGCCGTCAAAAAGGAAGACGTCCGTGCGGTGCTCGCCGTCAAGCTGAAGGAGGGGTACAAGGAGGAAATCCGTGAACTCTTTGAAAAGTACGGCGGCAGCAGGCTGAAGGAGATTGATCCTTCACATTATTCTGAACTCATGAAGGATGCGGAGGGACTCGGCCATGCCTGACAAGCACGCATATCTTGCCCTTTCCGCCAGCGCACGCTGGCTCGCCTGCCCGCCTTCGGCTCAGAAGAATGCGGAAGTTCCGGATCAGCAGAGCGAATATGCCGAACTTGGCACGGAGGCGCACAGCCTCTGCGAGTTCCAGGTGAAGAAGGCCGCCGGCCAGAAGGCCCGGAACCCGCGAAACAAGCTGGCACATTATGATGCTGAAATGCAGCGGTGCGCCGATGAGTACACGGCGTTCGTCACAGAACAGGCGGAAGAGATCCGCAGAAACTGCGGCGACCCGACCATCCTCGTGGAGCAGCGCCTGGATCTTTCCGCTTATGTCCCGGAATCCTTCGGAACGGCGGACTGCATCATCGCGGCGGACGGCACCTCGGCGGTCATCGACTACAAACATGGCGAGGGCGTCGAAGTTTCGGCGGACCATAACACCCAGCTCATGTGCTATGGCCTTGGCATGTGCCTCCTCTTCGACGGCATCTATGACATCGACACGGTGCGGATGTGCATCTTTCAGCCGCGCAAGGACAATGTCAGCATCTTCGAGATGCCCCGGGAGGACATGTTCCGGTGGGCAGAAGAAGTTCTGAAGCCGGCTGCGCAGCTGGCCTGGCGCGGAGAAGGCGAGTACAGAGCAGGACCGCACTGCCGGTTCTGCAAGATCCGGAACGTCTGCCGGAAGAGGGCAGAATACAATCTCGAACTCGCCCGGTACGACTTCGCCATGCCGGACACCCTTGAGGACGAGGAGATTGAGGCCATTCTCGACCGGTCCGCGGAACTGGCATCCTGGGTATCCGATGTGCAGGCATACGCCCTGCAGGAGGCACTCAGGGGAAAGAAATGGAAAGGTCACAAGCTTGTCGCCGGACGCTCGACACGGAAGTACACCGATGAAAAGGCGGTGGCGGAGGCGGTCAGCGGCGCGGGCTTTGATCCATACGAGCGGAAGCTGAAGGGCATCACGGCCATGACCTCGATGCTCGGAAAGCAGAAGTTCGAGGAACTCCTGGACGGCTTCGTTGACAAGCCTCCGGGCAGACCGACCCTTGTCCCCGACACGGACAGGCGGCCGGAACTCAATGTATCAACGGCACAGGAAGACTTTGATGATTAAGGAGAAAACATCATGAAAAACAAGGCAGCTACAAAGGTAATCACAAGCGCACAGACGAGACTCAGCTATGCAAATGTATGGACCCCGAAGCCGGGACTGAACGGGGGCAGGGAAGCTTATTCCTGCGTCCTCAATATCCCGAAGACCGACGAGAAGACGCTTGAGAAGATCCGCGCGGCCATCGAGGCAGCCTACGAGGAGGGAAAGACCAAGCTGAAGGGCAACGGGAAGAGCGTTCCTCCCCTTTCCGCCATCCGCACGCCTCTCAGGGACGGCGATGAGGAACGCCCGGATCAGCCGGAATTCGCGGGATGCTGGTTCATCTCCGCCAAGTCCTATATGGCACCCGGCATCGTCGACCTCGACCGCAACGAGATCCTCGATCACAGCGAGGTGTACTCCGGCGTCTATGCCCGTGTCAGCATCTCCTTCTACGCTTACAACGTCAACGGTTCGAAGGGCATCGCCTGCGGACTGAACAACATTCAGAAGGTGAAGGACGGCAAGCCGTTCGGAGGCCGCAGCCGCGCTGAGGATGATTTCGCGGATGCGGATGATGACGATGACGACGGAGACGAGGATTTCCTCTCCTGACAAATGTGAAGGGACTGCGGGGTAAAGCCTGCAGTCCCGGAAAGGACAAAGCCTGATGAACGCATATTATGAATTTGCGAGGGAATTCCTTCTGTCGAGCGGTCTTGGCGCGGCACTGGCATTTGATTTCTACGGACTCTACTGGCTTGTGAAGGGCATCGTCGGATTCTTCCGGAAGCATGCGCACAAGCGGACAGCGGAGACGCATTAAAACTGAACAATGAGAAGGAGGGCGGGCGGAAGCCCGCTCTTTTTCGGCTGGAGGTGCACATGGAAATTGAAAAAATGTCCCTGGACTACGAGTCCTTCTCCGATCAGGACATCCGGAAGTGCGGCGCCTACCGCTACTGGGAGTCCCCGGCTTCACGGATCCTCCTCATGGGCGTGTCTGTCAATGACGGACCGGTCGTCCAGTACGACTTTACGAGGGGCGACCTGCCGCCGGACGACATCCTCCGGGCGCTGGCGGATCCAAAGGTTGAGAAGTGGGCCTTCAATGCCTCGTTCGAACGGATCGCCTCATCGACTTGGCTGAGAAGGCACCGGCCGGACATCTTCAAAGGCTACGGCCCGCCGGGAGACAGTACGGGAAACTACCTCGATCCGGAAGGATGGAAGTGCAGCATGGTATGGTCCGCATACCTGGGACTTCCGCTCTCGCTTGACGCGGTCGGCAAAGCACTTCATCTGACGGAACAGAAGATGACGGAAGGCCGTGACCTGATCCGCTTCTTCTGCATTCCCTGCAGGCCGACGAAGACGAACGGGTACCGTACCGTCAACCGGCCCGAAGACGCACCGGAGAAATGGTCGACCTTCTGCGCCTACAATATCAGGGACGTCGTCACGGAGATGGGAGTCAAGGACCGGCTGAAGAAGTATCCGGTGCCGGATTCCGTCTGGGACGAATATCATATGAGCGAGCGGATCAACGACCGTGGAGTGCTGATTGATAAAAAACTGGTGGACAGCGCCATTATTCTTGACGATCAGAGTCAGCAGGACCTGATGGGGCAGATGCGGGAGATCACCGGGCTTGCCAATCCGAACTCTCCGGTCCAGCTTCTTTCCTGGCTGAAGGAACACGGCTGCCCTGCAGATTCTCTCGGTAAGAAGCAGGTCGCGGAGCTTCTGAAGACGGCGCAGGGAGAGGTGAAGGACGTCCTTCTTCTCCGGCAGCAGGCGGCAAAGACATCCGTGAAGAAGTACATCGCCATGAAGTCGGCGGCCTGCAGTGACGGCCGCATCCGCGGCATGACGCAGTTCTACGGCGCAAACCGTTCCGGACGCTTTTCCGGCCGCATCGTGCAGCTGCAGAACCTGTACCGCAACTCCATGCCGGATCTCGCGGAGGCGCGCAGCCTTGTGAAGACGGGGGATTACGAGGCCGTGAATATTATTTATGATTCTGTGCCCCAGGTACTCAGCGAGCTGATCCGGACGGCGCTGATCCCAAAACCGGGCATGAAGTTCGTCGTCGCGGACTACAGTTCTGTCGAGGCGAGATGCCTCGCGTTCCTTGCGGGCGAGCAGCACACGATCGACGCCTTCGCACGCGGTGAGGACCTGTACTGCGCCACGGCATCGGCCATGTTTCACAAGCCCGTAGTGAAGCACGGCGTCAACTCGGAACTGAGGCAGCGTGGGAAAATTGCGACCCTGGCATGCGGCTACGGCGGCGCGACGGGCGCGCTGATCTCGATGGGCGCGCGGGAGATGGGTCTGAAGGACGACGAACTGCAGCCAATCGTCGACGCCTGGCGGCGGGCGAATCCGCACATCGTCCGTTTCTGGCACGACGTCGACCTCGCTGCGAAGACGGCCGTTCGGGAGCGGAGGACGACATCCGTCCGCGGGATCCGCTTCATCTGCGAGAGCGGAATGCTTTTCATCGAACTGCCGTCGGGACGCAGGCTCTCTTATGTTAAACCGCGGCTGGGCATCAACAGGTTCGGATCGGAATCAATCACCTACATGAACGTCGGACAGACGAAGAAGTGGGAGAGGACCGAGACCTTCGGCGGAAAGCTGGTCGAGAACATCACCCAGGCCGTCTGCCGCGACATCCTCTGCTATGCCATGAATACCCTGAAGGATGTGCAGATTGTCGCTCATGTTCATGACGAAATCATCGCGGAATGCCCGATGGACGCATCGGTCGATGCAATCTGCGAGAAGATGGGGCGCACGCCGCCGTGGATCCCCGGGCTGCTGCTCCGGGCGGACGGGTACGAGTGCGAATTCTATATGAAGGACTGAAAAAATCGGGCCGGGCATCGTGTGGTGTCCGGCCTTTATTTTATGCCTGTTCAGGAGGGAGAACCCAGGTGATGCTGTTGATTATATACTGGCTCTCATCCAGGGAGGCAATCTGCTCCTCGGCTTCCTTCCGGCCGATGTACACGAAGGCCATCAGGTCGTTGAATTCCTTCACATCCGAGGTGTCACCTTCAACGATGCCGTTCTCTTTGTAGTACTTCAGAGCCGTTTCAAAGGAATCATAGGAGATACCGCCGTTATTCCGCAGTTCGGCAACCTGAATGACTCTGGTGCGGCATTGGCTGTACATGTCCCCACCCATATCGGCAATCTGATTTCCCTGCTCAAGTCCGAATAATCCGATCAGAGCCTTTCTGTCGGCATCCGTGACAGAAGAGATTTTGCTGAGAGCCTCCCTGTTCTCCTCCAGCCATGCCAGGGCTCTTTCCAGACTGAATGCCTTCATGATGGCGAGGGAAAGCTTGTCGATGACATTGATGTTCAGCGGATCCTTTTTATACAGTTCGTTCAGCGCAATGTATCGGATAACCGGCGGGAGCAGTGAGAATTTTGACATAATATCAGGGTTGGATCCGAAGGGATACTTCCGGAAGAAGACATAAAACAAATAGCCATAGAGGTTCAGAAGGCTCTGTTCGACATTTTGATATTCCTGATCAGTTGCCGGAGTCGTTATCTGCGTATGAGTTCGATTGCTTCCGCGGCGATTAATGGTTCTCAGAGCATGGCGGAAGATATCCTCTGTATAGCCTTTTCGCTTCAACTCAGCAGTTATATTTTTATCCCCGAGGGTCAGTTCTTTGCCCATTGGCCAGCCAAGCAGACGCCGCAGAATGATTTCAGTATAAGTACGGAGTCTTGAAATTTTTGTATCCAGTGAAAGTCCAGGCACATAATAGATATCGTTCAGAATTATTTTTATGACAGCCTCATAGGCTTCGTCGTTATAGGGAATGCTCATGCTTTTTTCCTCCTGCAGCTTGCGCGAATTTATTCGGCGGAATATTATTATCATTGATGATGACCTCATTCTGTAGCCTGTTGTCAAAACACTTTCACAAGGAGGTTGCCATGAATAACATGAGCGACGAAGTCATCATCGAAGCAATTCACACTGTGGAGAAGATTATCCTTCGCATCATTGATGTGTTCGATAAGAAATAATCCTCAGGTGACTGCGGGGCAGGCGCGTATCCGAAAGGGTGCGCGCCTGTTTCTTTTCTCATTATCCTTCATATTCATCAAAAATCCCATCCATTTCAAAAAAAATTCCTCTGTTCAGTTGTGATTTCTGTTCATCGTGTCCTTGAAGCAGTGAAGCAGGCGACTGCCATTTCAAGGAGGTGCTCATGTGGAAGACAAGCTGACCGTCCGGAATCATGAAGGGTACCGCGATCCGACGGCGTTCGAAGCCATCCGGTCCGCGTACGGGACCGTGTTCCCCTTCATGCCCATCATCTATCTCTGCTCGCCGTATTCGGGCGACGTTTCACGAAACATTGAAAAAGCAAAACGGTATGCACGGTTTGTCATCGACCAGGGACGGATTCCGCTGTGCCCGCATCTGATGCTGGACGGAATCATCCGTGAGCCGGAGGAGCGGGATCTTGTGCTGTTCATGGACCGGGCATTGCTGTCAAAGACCGCGGAACTGTGGGTGTTCGGCAGCACGGTCACGGAAGGCATGGAGGCCGAAATCCGGCAGGCGGAGAGGAAGGGCATGCCGATCCGCCGGTTCGATGAAGACTGCCACGAAACAGGGGAGGAAGAATAATGTTCACGCGCGAATTAGCCATTGCCTGCGGAAACAGCTGCCAGGCAAAGCGGTGGGTCAACAGGAAGATCGACTACAAAGATCTCCTGGAGAAGATGAAGACCACCATGCGTACGCCGGAGACGACGGCCGAATACAAGACCTTTACAAAGGAAGAGAAGCAGCGGGCCAAGGATCACGGCGGCTTCGTCGCCGGAACGCTGAAGGGAACACGACGGCTTGCAAACGAAGTCGAAAGCCGGTCATGCATCGCCCTTGACGGGGATCATGTTCCCCGGGAACTGATCGACGGGTTCGAGAGCCGGATTCCCTTCGAGGCGTTCATGTACACGACGCACAGCAGCACGCCGGATGCTCCGAGGGCGCGGATCATTATTCCGTCAATGCGGGACATGACGCCGGACGAGTTCAACGCCATTTCGCGCTACATCGCATCGGAGATCGGCATGGAATGGTTCGATCCGGTCTCGTTTCGTCCGAACCAGCTCATGTACTGGCCAAGCACGCCGAGCGACGGAGAATACGTCTTCAAGGAAGCCTACGGTGACTGGCTGGATCCGGACAGGTATCTGGCCGGCCATCCCGGATGGAAGGATCCGATCTATCTGCCCTGTTCTCCCAGGGAGACGAAGGCCGGAAGACCCGGAGCGGCCGCCGTTCAGGATCCGCTTACAAAGGACGGCATCGTCGGATTCTTCAACCGTGCATATTATCCGATCTCAAAGGCTCTGGAGAAGTTTCTGCCGGATGTCTATGAACCCACCGACCGCGAAGACCGCTGGCACCTCGTCGAGTCAGACAGCCTTCCGGGCGTGGAGATCAAGGACGACGGAAAGTTCGTCTACAGCCACCATGCAAAGGACCCGGCCTGCATGAAACTCTGCAATGCCTTCGACATCGTTCGGATCCACCGCTTCGGGGACGAGAAGGGAAGCTTCGACCAGATGTGCAGCTTCGCCATGACGCTGCCGGAGGTCAAGGCCGAAGCGCTTCGGTCGAGACAGGCGGAAGCGTCCGCTGATTTTTCGGGCGAGGATGCGGAAGACTGGCAGCAGCATCTGGAATATGACCGGAAGACCGGGAAGGTGAAGAACACGCTCCGGAACGTCCGCCTGATCCTTGAAAACGACAGCAACCTGAAGGGCATCGTCTTCAATCAGCTGGCAGACGGAATGGAGATTGTCGGTGAGGTTCCCTGGAAGCATCCGGCGCGCTTCTGGCGCGACGCTGATGACGCGCAGCTGATCAATTACATCGATGACAGGTACGGAACCTTCAGCCAGAGCAACTACATGCTGGCTGTGCAGAAGGTCGCGGACGACCGGTCCTATCACCCGATCCGCAGATACTTCGACTCCCTTCCGGCATGGGACGGAATTCCCAGGGCGGAGACCTACTTCATCGACTATCTCGGGGCGGCAGACAACCGCTACACGCGGGCGGTCACGAGAAAAACTCTCTGCGCAGCATATGAACGGATACAGCATCCGGGCATCAAGTTCGATTACTGCATTGTCCTGAACGGACCGCAGGGAATCGGGAAATCCACCGCAGTTGCCATGCTCGGAATGCAGTGGTATTCGGACAGCCTTTCTCTCTCAGATATGAACGACAAAACGGCGGCCGAAAAGCTGCAGGGCTACTGGATCCTCGAGATCGGCGAACTGGCCGGGATGAGGAAAGCCGATGTTGACAAGGTCAAGGCCTTTATCAGCCGTCAGGATGACAAGTACAGGGCATCCTTCGGAAGACGGGTATCCCCGCATCCGCGGCAGAACGTCTTCATCGGAACCACGAACTCGGAGGACGGCTATCTCAGGGATGTTACCGGGAACCGCCGCTTCTGGAACGTCCGGGTGACTGGAAAGTCTGACAAGCATCCGTGGGAAATCACCCAGGATGTGATCGACCAGATATGGGCGGAGGTGAAGGAGACGGCCGACGGAGAAAAACTTTACCTGCCGCCGGACCTCTCCGAACTCGCAGAGAAGGAACAGAACGATGCCTTGGAGCATGACGACCGGGAAGGCCTTGTCGCGGACTATCTCGATACCCTGCTGCCGGACAACTGGAATGAAATGGATGTCTACGACCGGCTGGACTACATCAGGGATGCCGGGGACCCGACGAAGCGGAAGGGCGTCATTCTCAGAGAGACGGTTTCCAATATGGAAATCTGGGTCGAATGTTTCGGCCGGCAGAAGGCGGACATGCAGCGGTCGGACAGCTATGCCATCACGGCCATCATGATGCACTTCGACGACTGGGAGAAGACCGGAAAGTACATGTCTTCAGGCATTTACGGCCGTCAGCGCGTCTGGCAGAGAAAGCATGGAAGAAAGCCGTGACGTTCGTTCCATCTCATGTTCAGGAAGTCCCGTTCAGCGAAAAAGGCTTATGCGGCGGGGCTTCCGGAGGGAGGGTGCAACAGATGAACAGGAATTCATTATTCATGAATATTTTTCTGAAGGAGAAAGAGCATGCGTGCATGCATCCGCGCGTAAGGGATTTTCAGGTTCCCTGTTGCACTCCGTGCAGCAAAACCGCCTGTGCGCGTGCGATTTTCGGCACGAACAATGATCGGAACAGGATGCATATTCGCATCGGAAAGGACGTTCAGGCATGAGGGAAAAACTGACGGAGAAGATACTGACGGTTCAGGCGAGAAAGCGCGGCGGGATTGCGCTGAAGTTCACCTCGCCGGGAATGGACGGCATGCCGGACCGGCTTGTTCTGATGCCGGGAGGCCGCATGGCTTTTGTCGAAGTGAAGGCGCCTGGCAGAAAGCCCAGGCCGCTGCAGGAATCCCGTCACAGTATGCTGCGGAGACTGGGCTTCCGGGTGTATGTCCTGGATTCACGAGAGCAGATCGGAGGGATTCTGGATGAAATACAGTCCTCATGACTATCAGAAATACGCGATCCGGTTCATCCTGGATCATCCGGTCGCAGCCATCTTCCTTGACTGTGGACTGGGCAAGACATCAATCACTCTGACCGCCATCGAGGAACTCATGTATGACCGGTTCGAGGTCCGCCGGGTCCTTGTCGTGGCGCCGCTGCGGGTGGCAAGGAATTCGTGGCCGGATGAAATCAAAAAGTGGGACCACACGAGGCACCTTACATATTCCGTCGCGACCGGGACCGAGAAGGAACGGCTGGCTGCTCTGAAGGCGGACACGGACATCTGCATCATCAACAGGGAAAACCTTCAGTGGCTTGTCGAGAAGAACGGATATCCGTTTGACATGGACATGATCGTCTTGGACGAAATTTCAAGCTTCAAGAACTGGCAGTCGAAACGATTCCGTGCGCTGATGAAGATCCGCCCGAAGGTCAGCCGGATTGTCGGACTGTCCGCAACACCGTCTTCCAACGGGCTCATGGATCTGTATGCGGAATTCCGTGCCCTTGACATGGGAAAGCGCCTGGGCAGATTCATTGGACAGTACAGGGAGGCATATTTTCGGCCGGACAGGATGAACGGGCCGATCGTTTATTCCTACAAGCCCCTGTCTGGCGCGGAGGAAAAAATCTACGAGAAGATCTCTGACATCACAATCTCAATGCGGGCGGAGGATCACCTGAGGATGCCGGAACTTGTCTCCTCACAGTGGAAGGTTTCCATGTCGGATTCCGAGAGAAAAACATATGAGGCGATGAAACGGGACCTTGCTGTTCAGATGAAGGACGGAGAGGTCACAGCCGCGAATGCGGCGGCTCTGACCGGGAAGCTGAGCCAGCTTGCGAACGGGGCTGTCTATACCGACACGGGCGAGGTCACGGTCCTTCATGACCGTAAGCTGGATGCCCTGGAGGACATCATCGAAGCAAGAAACGGGAAACCGCTTCTCACGGCCTACTGGTTCCGGCACGATCTGGAAAGGATTGAGCGGAGGCTTTCAGAACGGAAGATCCCGTTCGAGCGGATCGACTCGGACGAAAGCATCCGCAGGTGGAACGATGGGAAGATCGCTGTCGGGCTCATCCATCCGGCAAGCGCGGGACACGGGCTGAACCTGCAAGGGGCAAAAGACGGAAACTGCATCGTCTGGTTCGGAATCCCGTGGAGCCTGGAACTCTATACCCAGACCATCGATCGAATCTACCGGCAGGGACATCAGTCGGAGACAGTCATTGTCGAGCATATCGTCACGGAAGGCACAATAGACGAGCGGATCCTCGAAGCCCTGAAAACGAAGAATCTGACGCAGGACTCGCTCATTGCTGCCGTCCGTGCCGACCTTGGAGAGGAGGCGAAGAAATCTTGAAGCAGGAAGACCTGAACGGATACGAAGGCCTGGCGAACGCCATTATTCTTCAGGCCTGCAGAGATTACCGCGTGGCAAGAAAGAAGCTGAAGAAGAACCCGAAAAATGCAGAGGCAGCAGGCGTAATCAGGGAGAACAAACGGTTCTTCAGATCTCCCTGGTTCGGGGTGCTGACGAAGGTCGATGGAGAATATCTTCTGAACAGACTGAAGGAGGAGTGCGAATGACGGCAAAGGAATATCTTCTGAGTGGCAGACAGCTTGACGTCCGGATCCGTCTGGATCTGAAGCAGATTGATAATCTGCATGAACTCTCTACCAGCGTTTCCGGCTCTGGTTTTGAGAGAAGCTACAATCCGAATCATCCGATCGAGGCACCCTTCGAGAAATGCATCTCCGAGATTTCGGAAATGGAAGAGAAGATCCGGGCGGAGGTCAGGCAACTGATCGAGGTCAGAAACCGGATGATCTCCACCATCCGGATGCTTTCCGACGCGGACTGCCAGTCCGTTCTTGAACTCCGCTACATTCACTATATGTCGTGGGAGGACATCGCCGGCGAGATGCATTACAGCCTTCGCTGGATCTACCGGCTTCACGGACGGGCACTTGCTGCCCTTGATGAAATTCTCGAGGAACATCCGGATATCGAGGAGGAAGTTCTTGCAGTCGGAAGAAAAGAGTACAGCTGAGTGCAGTAATGTGCAGTCCGGTTCACCTTACTTCATTCAGGGAATCTGATATTATTACAGTAGAGAATCAGGATAAAGCAGAAAGCCCAGGGACAGTTCCCCGGGCTTTTTTCGTGGAACAGGACGGTGACATCATTGCCTGGATTTCCGAAACATCCCTGCGCTGAGCCGGGATGCCCGAGGCTCGTACCTCATGGAAAGAAATACTGCGATGAACATGCGGCATTGCATGCGAACGATGACAGGCAGACGGCAGCACAGCGCGGATATGACGCGAAGTGGCAGAAGGCAAGGAAGAGATTCCTGGCCGTTCATCCGCTCTGTCAGAACTGCCTGAAGCACGGCCGGTATGTGAAGGCGACCGTGGTCGATCACAAGGTTCCGCATCGTGGGGATCCGAAGCTGTTCTGGGACGAGTCGAACTGGCAGGCACTCTGCAAGAAATGCCACGACGAGAAGACGGGCAGATACGACAGTCACCCCGAATATCGTTACTGATTCGAGGATGCATTTTTCCTCGTGCGAATGAACACGCGCGTGAACAAACGGGGAGGGGCGTGGGAAATCTCTGTGAGGTGTCCGCTCCAAGACCGGCGTGCAGTCATTTACACGAAAAATCGATTTCATTTGGGGTATATGGCCCTGGAGGCGGGAATATGGCGAAGGACGGCACACGGCGCGGAGGAGCGCGGGCCGGTGCCGGACGGAAAAGAAAGGCACTGGCCGACAGAATAGCGGAAGGACAGCAGGCAACTGTCATCGATCTACCGACGCAGGGCGACCTGACGGGGAACGACATGCCTCCGGTCAGGGACTTCCTGAAACAGAAACAGCAGGATGGAAAGAGCCTGTGCGCGGAGGAAGTCTACAAGGAAACATGGAAGTGGCTGAGCGACCGCGGCTGTGCACAGCTGATCAGCAGACAGCTGATTGAGCAATATGCCATGAGCGTGTCGCGGTGGATCCAGTGTGAAGAGTGTATTTCGGAGTATGGGCTTCTAGCCAAGCATCCGACCACCGGGGCGGCAATCGCCTCTCCGTATGTTTCCATGTCGCAGCAGTACATGAAGACAGTGAATCAGATCTGGTTTCAAATCTTTCAGGTCGTGAAGGAAAACTGCTCGGCCGGATATGACGGACCGAATCCGCAGGATGACGCAATGGAACGGCTGCTGAAGGCAAGGAAGGGCATGAACTGATGGAGAGACAGCTGAAGCTGGGCAGTCTGTTTGACGGGAGCGGCGGGTTTCCGCTGGCAGGAATGCTGAATGGCATCCGGCCGGTATGGGCATCAGAGATTGAGCCTTTTCCAATGCTTGTAACGACAAAAAGAATCCCTCAGATGAAGCATCTGGGGGATATTCGGAAAATCAACGGCGGAGAGATCGAACCCGTCGATATCATCACATTCGGATCGCCCTGCCAGGACATGTCCGTAGCCGGTACGCATGAAGGCCTTGCAGGCCAGCGCTCCGGCCTTTTCTTTGAGGCGGTCCGGGTAATCCGGGAGATGAGGGAGGCAACCGATGGACACTATCCGAGATACATCGTCTGGGAAAATGTCCCGGGCGCCTTTTCAAGCCGCAGAGGTGAGGATTTCAGAGCAGTTCTCGAGGAAATCTGCTCTCTCGCGGGAGAAGAAGATCATCTTCCTCGACCGCAGGCATGGCCGGGGGCCGGATGCATCCTGGGAAATGGTTCCTCAGCTGCCTGGCGGGTCCTCGACGCCTGTGGCTGGGGAGTACCCCAGCGCCGCAGACGCATCTATCTTGTCGGAGATCTTGGAGGATGCAGTGCCGGAAAAATACTATTTGAGTCCGAAGGCGTGTCAGGGTATTCTGCGGCGGGCTTCAGCGCGTGGCAGAGAACTGCCCGAAGCGCTCAGAACGGCGCTCGAGAGACAGGCTCTGACCGCCTGACCATCTTTTCCGGAGGATTTCGGATGGAGAACAGCATGCGCGGCGGCCGGACAATCGGCTGGCAGGACGAGACGGCACCGACGCTTTCCGCTGCAGGAGCGGCCGGGCAGTCGGGAGTTGTCTTGTACAGCGTTCCGGATGCAAGCGTCTACGAATCAAGCAAGGCATCGCATTTCACGCTGGCAAACAGGGATGTTGCAGATACGCTTTACGCAAGCGACTGGAAGGAGCCGCCGCTGATCAATAGAGGCGAATATGCCGTCCGGCGGCTTACACCGACCGAATGCGCCCGCCTGCAGGGATTTCCCGACTGGTGGACGGATGACCTCGCGACTGAAAATCCGACGGATCAGGACATCCGCCGGTGGAAAACCGTCTGGGATGCCTGGTCGGACACCTACGGGAAGCGGAAGAGGTCAGAAGAACATATCGCCAAATGGCTGTGGCAGCCGTACACCGATGCCGCCGCGTATAAGATGTGGGGCAACGGAGTCGCGCTTCCGTGCGCAGCTTTCGTTCTGGCGGGAATCGTCTGGAATGAAGACGGCAGGATGAGAAGGGAAAATTATTATTCTGGGGAAGGACAGCGGGGACAGGATACATGAGTGAAGGCGTCGGGGAGATGCGAAAACTGAAGAACTACAGGCCGACGCGCTTCATGGCGCCGGATTCGCACTACGACGCCGCAGCGGCAGACTATGCCGTTGAGTTCATTCAGTGCCTGTCTCACACCAAGGGCATCTTCGCGGGAACCCCGTTTACGCTGATCGACTGGCAGGAGAGAATCATTCGGGACATCTTCGGAATCCTGAAGCCATCCGGCTACCGCCAGTTCACGACGGCGTACGTCGAGATCCCCAAGAAGCAGGGCAAGTCGGAACTCGCCGCCGCTGTCGCCCTGTATCTCACCTGCGCCGACGGCGAGCAGCGGGCGGAGGTCTACGGAGCCGCCGCCGACAGGCAGCAGGCGTCGATCGTCTTCGACGTTGCCGCTGACATGGTGCGGATGTGCCCGTCCCTTGCGAAGCGCGTCAAGATTCTTCAGTCGCAGAAGCGCCTCATCTACCTGCCGACGAATTCGTTCTACCAGGTTCTGTCGGCCGACGCGTACTCGAAGCACGGCTTCAATGTCAGCGGCGTCATCTTCGACGAACTGCACACTCAGCCGGACCGGCGCCTCTATGACGTCCTCACCAAGGGAAGCGGCGACAGCCGCACCCAGCCGGTCTATCTTTTCCTGACGACGGCCGGCACGGACACCCACAGCATCTGCTACGAAGTCCACCAGAAGGCGCTCGACATCATCGAGGGCCGCAAGAGCGACCGGACATTCTACCCGGTCATCTATGGTGCCGACATGGACGACGACTGGGGCGATCCGGAGGTGTGGAAGAAGGCAAATCCGTCGCTCGGCATCACCGTCAGCATGGAAAAGGTGCGGGAGGCATACGAATCCGCCCGCCTGTCCCCAGGCGACGAGCAGGCCTTCCGGCAGCTGCGGCTGAATCAGTGGACGAATGCAACGGTCCGCTGGATGCCGTCCGAGGCGTGGAAGGCGTGTTCCTTCCCGGTCAGCGAGGAGGAACTGGAAGGGCGCGTCTGCTACGGCGGACTCGACCTGTCGTCGACGACGGACATCACGGCGTTTGTCCTCGTCTTTCCGCCGGAGGGAGAGGACGGGAAATATATTATTCTGCCGTATTTCTGGATCCCCGAGGAGTCGATGGAACAGCGCGTTCGTCGGGACCACGTTCCGTACGACATATGGGCGCGGCAGGGAAAGCTGCTGACGACGGAGGGGAGCGTCATCCACTACGGATTCATCTAAGAATTCATCCGGAAGCTGGGCGAGCGGTTCAACATCCGCGAAATCGCCTTCGACCGGTGGGGCGCGGTCCAGATGACGCAGGATCTCGATGAAATGGGCTTTACGGTTGTCCCCTTCGGCCAGGGCTTCAAGGACATGAGCAGCCCGACAAAGGAACTCATGAAGCTGGTCCTCGAGAAACGCATCGCACATGGCGGGAACCCGGTTCTCTCCTGGATGATGGGCAACGTCTACATCCGGACCGATCCGGCGGGCAACATCAAGGCTGACAAGGCAAAGTCAACCGAGAAGATCGACGGCGCGGTCGCCATGATCATGGCGCTCGACCGGGCAATCCGGCACGGCGGGGAGACAGCGGAAAGCGTCTACGACCGGCGCGGAATACTGTTCATCTGAGGCATCTGCAACAGCGGATGCCCTTTTCTTTCGGAGGAAGGGAATGAGCATCTTTTCAAAAATGTTCCGGAGCAGGGACAAGCCCGCGGTCAAGGACAGCACCGCGGGGAGCGCGTACCAGGTGTACTTCGGAGGCACTGCCTCCGGGAAGGCCGTCAATGAACGAACGTCCATGCAGGTCACTGCAGTGTACTGCTGCGTCCGGATCCTGTCGGAGGCGGTCGCATCGCTGCCGCTGCACCTGTACCGGACTGCTCCGGACGGGAACAGAGAGAAGGCGACGGATCATCCGCTGTACTTCCTGCTGCACAGCGAGCCGAATCCGGAGATGACGTCGTTCATCTACCGCGAAACGATGATGACGCACCTGCTGCTGTACGGGAACTGTTATTCACAGATCATAAGGAATGGCAAGGGAGAGGTCGTTGCGCTGTACCCGCTGATGCCGAACCGCATGCGCGTTGACCGCGATGCGAACGGCTCGCTCTACTACGAATACCAGACGTCGACGGACGAGGCGCGGACCATGAAGGGGTCGATCGTACGGCTCGATCCGAAGGACGTCCTGCATATTCCGGGACTGGGATTCGACGGACTCGTCGGCTACTCGCCGATCGCGATGGCGAAGAACTCCATCGGGATGGCAATCGCGTGCGAGGAGTACGGGGCGAAGTTCTTCGCCAACGGGGCCACTCCGGGCGGGATCCTCGAGCATCCGGGCGTCGTCAAGGACCCGGAGAAGGTGCGCGAATCGTGGCAGCGGGCGTTCGGCGGATCATCCAACTCGAACAAGGTGGCCGTGCTTGAGGAAGGAATGAAGTACACCCCTATCAGTATAAGCCCTGAAGAGGCCCAGTTTCTCGAGACGCGGAAGTTCCAGATCGACGAAATCGCGCGGATCTTCCGAATCCCGCCGCACATGATCGGGGACCTCGAGAAGTCGTCGTTCGACAACATCGAGCAGCAGTCGCTGGAGTTCGTCAAGTACACGCTCGATCCGTGGGTGTGCCGCTGGGAGCAGTCGCTCGAGCGGTCGCTGCTCACGGAGGAGGAGAAGAAGGATTATTTCTTCAAATTCAATGTCGACGGGCTGCTGCGGGGCGACTACGAGTCGCGCATGCAGGGCTATGCCATCGGCCGGCAGAACGGGTGGATGTCCGCCAACGACATCCGCGTGCTCGAGAACATGAACCTGATCCCGGACGAAGAAGGCGGAAACCTCTACCTCATCAACGGGAACATGACGAAGCTGGCCGACGCAGGAATCTTCGCAGGTACCGGGCGTGAATCCGAAGAGGAAGACGTCGAGGCCGATAGTGCCGCAGATAAATCTGCACGCGGCCGGGGGAGTGAAACGTCCAGGAGCGGCCGTCAGAGGAACGAAAGCGGAAAAGATTTCTCCGGAAAATCGGACAGCAAGCCTGAAGAGGAAGGAACCCGGCCGGGAAACAAATCTGGGAACGGATCGACCGAATCTGAAGGTGCCAGGAAAAGGGAGGAAGCCGAATGAGTGCAGTGAACGTCGCGCGGCTGATCGCTGCGATTCCGCTGACTGCGGTCATCCTGCTGGTCATCGCACTCATTTCGAATGAACCGGTGGACGGCGAGGATGATGTCGAACAGGAGAAATACCTGCGCGAGTACAGCGAACGCGTCCGGCAGAAGGAACGCGAAAAGGCGGAGCGCAAAAGACAGAGGCAGCGCGCGAAGGCGGAACGGATCCGGCGGAAGCGCCTGGAGAAGGAAGAGAGGGATGCCGGATGGCGGCGCAGCTGATGATACAAAGGCGGATCAGACGGCATTTCCGGAGAGGCTTTGGGAAACAGTTCCGGGGTGGGCTAGTTCAGATCTGAGCCTCACAGCCGGATCACATTGGATACAGGAGGGCATTGATGAAAAGGAAGTTCTGGAACTGGGTGAAGAACGAAGGCGGCGACGAATTCGGATCGCCCCGGACGCTGTTCCTCAACGGCGAGATCTCGGACGAGACCTGGTACGGGGACGAAGTCACGCCGGCGGAGTTCCGCTCGGAACTCGATGCGGGTGAAGGACCGATCACCCTGTGGATCAACAGCCCGGGCGGCGATGTCTTCGCGGCCGCGGAAATCTACAACATGCTCATGGACTACCGCTGGGATGTCACGGTGAAGATCGATGCTCTGGCCGCATCGGCCGCGTCAGTCATCGCCATGGCGGGGACGAAAGTGCTCATGAGCCCGGTCGCACTGATGATGATCCACAATCCGGCCACCATTGCCATCGGAGATGCCGAGGAGATGCAGAAGGCGATAGACATGCTGGCCGAGGTCAAGGAATCCATTGTAAACGCGTATGAGATCAAGACGTCGCTGTCGAGGCACAAGATTTCTCAGCTGATGGACGGGGAGTCGTGGATGAACGCTAAGGAAGCCGTAAAGCTGGGCTTCGCGGACGGAATCCTGTACCGCGAGGGCGAGGAGGCGGACGGGGACGCTGATCCGAATGAAGAAATGCTCTTCAGCCGGAAGGCGGTGACGGACTCACTGCTGTCGCGGCTGATTCCGAAGCAGACGACAAAGACACTGGAAACAGAAGAGAAGCCGGCCGGCATTCCGGTCGCACAGCTTGAGAAGAGACTGTCTCTTCTCGCACACTGAGGAGGATACTGAAATGAACAACATCATGGAGCTCATGGAAAAGCGGGCGAAGGCGTGGAATGCGGCTAAGGAGTTTCTCGACGCGCATTCCGAGAACGGCGGGAACGTCTCTGCGGAAGACGCCGCCACGTATGACCGCATGGAGAAGGAAGTCACGGACCTGACGCGCGACATCGAGCGCCTGCAGAGGCAGGAGGCTATTGACGCGATGCTCTCCCAGCCGACGTCCGCGCCGCTGACCGGAAGACCGGCCGCGCAGAAGGACGGCGCCAGGACCGGACGCGCATCCGACGAATATCGCAAGGCCTTCTGGGACAACATCCGCCATCCGGGCGTCCCGGCCATCCGCGACCTGCTCGAGGAGGGATCCGACGGCAACGGCGGCTATCTCGTTCCGACTGAGTTCGAGCGCACGCTCGTTCAGGCACTCGACGAGAACAACGTCATGCGGTCCATCGGCTGCAAGATCATCACCACGGCCAACGAGCGCAAGATCCCCGTCGCCGACGGGCACACCCAGGCCGTATGGACCGCCGAGAACGGCGCGTACACCGAAAGCACGCCGACCTTCGCGCAGAAGTCCATCGACGCGTTCAAGCTGACCGACCTGATCAAGGTCTCCGACGAGCTGCTTTCCGACAGCTTCTTCGACATCGAAGGCTACATCGCCGACGAATTCGGCCGCGCCTTCGGAGAAGCCGAGGAGGAGGCCTTCATCAACGGCGCCGTCCAGTCCGGACAGACCGCCATCGACCGGCCGACCGGACTGTTCGCCGCTGCCGCATCCGGCGGAGCGCCCCAGGGCGTTGTCGCGGGAAGCGCAACCGCCATCACCAGCGACGACCTGATCAGCCTCGTCTATTCGCTGAAATCCCCCTACCGGGCAAAGGCGAAGTTCCTCATGAACGACGCGACCGTCGCCGCCATCCGCAAGCTGAAGGACGGCAACGGGGCGTACATGTGGCAGCCCTCCATGACGGCCGGCGAGCCCGACCGCCTGCTCGGCTACGAACTGTATACGTCTCCGAAGGTGCCTGTCATGGCAGCAGGGGCGCGCGCCGTTGCCTTTGGCGACTTCTCCTGCTACTGGATCGCCGACCGCGCGGGCCGCACGATCAAGCGCCTCAACGAACTGTACGCGACCAACGGCCAGGTGGGCTTCACCTGCACCGAGCGCGTCGACGGCAAGCTGATCCTGTCCGACGGCATCCGCATCCTCGACATGAAGGCCTAAGGAACCGCGGACATCACGGAAAGCGGATGCCGGCAGGCAGCTGAGAACTGCGGCCGGGACCCGCTTCGGGAGGAATAAATGTACAACGTAAAGAACTATACGGAGCCGGGCGGCGACCGCACCGTCATCGGCGGGACGCTGGAGATCCTGGACGGGGCAGAGGTGACCGGGCTGCCGGATTCCGGCGGATCCGCCTCCGGGTCCGCCCTCGAGTATCCGAAGACCTACCAGACGACGCTGTCCCCGGCACTGCCGACGTCAGCGACGCTGGAGCAGGTGATCGAGCAGGTCAACGACCTGCGGCTCGCCCTCATCGCCAACGAACTCATGGGCGGGACGTCACGGACGGACATCGCCTTCACCGGGACGGAGGACACAACGGACGAAGTTCTCAAGGCGAATGCCGCCGCATGCACGGTGTCGTACGATGAGAGCACGACGACGATTTCCATTTCCTGCAATCCGGACGCCCTGAAGGCGGTGCAGATCACGGTGGCACCCTATTATTCATACAAGCCGCACAAGTACATCATGTGCGGCTTCAACATCGGAAACATCACCTCGGACACCTCGCAGGAGATCCAGATCAACTGCACGCGCTACCTGCCGAACGCGTGGGCGCCCTACGGGCTGGGCGACGCCCTCGTCTATGTCCCGATCGCCGTCGACGCGATGGCACCGGGACTCAACGAGAACGCCTACTTCATCCAGCGCGGGGACGGCGAGCGCAAGTACTTCAGCGTCAACCTGACCGTTACAGCGTAAGAAAGGAGCGCGGCATGGGACTGATCACACAGGAGGAAGCGAAAAACTATCTCCGGGTCGATGCCGCGGACGACGACGCCCTGATCGCGCAGCTGACGGAGGCCGCCGAGGCGCTGGCGCTCGATGTTGCCCGGCTGAATGAGAGCGAAGCAGCGGCCGTCGAAGCGGATGCATCCGACGAAGCAGCCTTTGCCGCAGCGTGCACCGCAGCCGGAATCACGGAACGGGAAGCGACGGAATACCGGGCAGTCCTGCGGACGGCCGTCTTCTATACCCTGGGCTATCTCTACGAGCATCGGGAGGAGGCGGACCACCGCGACCTCACCCTGACGCTGCGGAGTCTTCTTTTCTCTATTCGGGAAGGGAGGCCGGCGACATGAACATCAGCGCGCTGAACACGCGGATCGTCTTCGAAAAGCTGACGGTGACGACGGATGAGTACGGGAATCACGGGACGAAGGCGGAAGAATATTATTCATGCTACGCAACTGTTTCAGGGACGGGAACCGAGGAGACTGCCGCCGGGACGACCAATCCGCGGGAGACCGCCGACTTCACGGTCCGCTGGTGCGCGGCACTGCAGGCCGTCGAATCGGATCACTTCCGGATCGCCGCCGGCGGGCACCTCTACAACATCCTGTACGTAAACCCCATGGGCAACCGGCACCGGAGCCTCAAGTTCCACTGCGATCGGGTAAAGCGGTGACAGGATCCAAAAGAGGCGACGGAGCAGAACACCAAAAGAGGGGGATGCGATGAAGAAGATAAAGCCGGAGGAACTTTCGGATGCGGTCATGGAGGAACTCGAAAAGTACCGCGACCTTGCCGCCGAGGACCTGAAGGAGGCGGTCAAGGAGACCGGGAACTCCGTGAAGAAGGACATCTCGGCATCCGCCCCGGTGCGGACAGGGAAGTACAAGAAGAGCTGGGCCGTGAAGACGGTCTCCGAGAATGCAGAGGGCATCGAGGTCACCGTCCATTCGCGGAACCGCTACCAAATCGCCCATCTGCTTGAACACGGGCACGCGAAGCGGGGCGGCGGCCGGGTCGCTGCCATTCCGCATATCAAGCCCGCGGAAGAGAAGGGCGAGGAGGAACTCGTCCGGAAGATCAAGGCGAAGCTGACGCTCGGAGGGTAAGCGGTGTACCGAAGCGGAATAGGAAAGGGAGGTAAGCGGAAAATGACCTACGAAGACGTCGTCACGATGCTGGAGGAAGCAGACCTGCCCCTCGCCTACGACCACTTTGCCGAGGGCGAGGCACCGGATCCGCCCTTCCTCGTCTTCCTGTGCCCGGACACGGACAACATGTTCGCGGACGACAGCGTATACGAGAAGATCGAAACGCTCGCGGTCGAACTCTACACCGACCGCAAGGATCCGGCGGCCGAGGCGAAAGTCGAAGCCATCCTCGGACGGCACGGGCTGCCCTGGCAGAAGACAGAAGTCTGGATTGAATCGGAGAAGATGTATGAAGCGCGTTACGAAACGCAGATCACAGGAGGTTAAACAAATGTCTGACAAGATCAAGAACCGGGTCAAGTTCGGCCTCAGGAACTGTCACTACGCCAAGGCCACCCTCGGGGAGGACGGCAAGGTGACGTTCGGGACGCCCGTCGCCATGCCCGGCGCGGTAAGCCTGTCGCTCGACGCAGAAGGCGACAACGACCCGTTCTACGCAGACGACACCGTCTACTACATGGTGTCCAACAACAACGGCTATTCCGGCGACCTGGAGATCGCCCTGATCCCCGAAAGCTTCCTCACGGATATCCTGAAGGAGACCGAGGACGCGAACGGGGTCATCGTCGAGAACAAGGACGCCGAGCCCGAGCATTTCGCCCTGCTCTTCGAGTTCACCGGCGACCAGCGGAGAATCCGCCACTGCATGTACTACTGCAGCGCCACCCGGCCGACGATCGAGGGCGACACGAAGGAGGACTCGACCGAGGTCAAGACCGACAAGCTGTCGCTCAAGGTCTCCCCGCTTCCGTCCGGCATCGTCAAGGTCAAGACCGGGACGAACACGACGGAAGCTGTCTACAATGCCTGGTACGACAGCGTCTACGAGCCGAAGACGGCCGCGGATACGACGGAGGCAACGGGCTGATAAACAACGAAGCATTTCCCGGAGCAGGGTTCAAGTCCCCGCCCCGGCATTTTTTTCCATCGGAGGAAGCAGATGGCAGTGACAAAGACAATCACCATTGACGGAATCCCGGTGACGTTCCGGGCGTCGGCGGCAATTCCCCGGATGTACCGGAACAAATTCGGACGGGACATCTACCGGGACCTTGCGAAGCTGCAGCAGAGCGTCGACGAAAATGATCCGGAGAATTCCGGGCTCGACAGCTTCTCGCTCGACGTATTCGAGAGCCTGGCGTGGCTGTGCGCAAGGCACGCAGATCCGAAGCACGTTCCGGACAGTCCGGACGACTGGCTGGACCAGTTCAACACCTTTTCCATATATGAGATCCTGCCGCAGATCATCGACCTGTGGGGGATGAACGTCGAGCAGCAGGTGGCCTCTAAAAAAAACTTCCCGCCACCGACCGGGAAATGACGACGCCGCTGTTCCTGCTGCGGTGCGTACAGCTGGGGATATCCCTGCGGGATCTCGACCTGCTGACCATCGGGACCGTCAACGACATGTACTCGGAAATGGTCAATGACAGCTGGGACGGGTACTCGGAACTGGCCACCCAGGAGATGATGGACCGCTTCTGACGGTATCCGCTGAAAGGCCCGGAACCGTACAGACAGGGGCTTCATATTATTCATGCGAACTATGTGACGGCGCGGAAAGGAGGACGGCATGGCGGACCGCATCAAGGGCATCACCGTCGAGATCAACGGCGACACGACCGGCCTCTCGAAGGCGCTGTCCGGCGTCAACAAGGAAATCAAGAACACTCAGTCGCAACTGAAGGACGTCAACCGGCTGCTGAAGCTGGACCCCGGGAATGCCGACCTGCTCACGCAGAAGCAGAAGCTGCTCGCCCAGGCTGTCGAGGAGACGAAAAACAAGCTCGAGACGCTGAAGACCGCCCAGAAGCAGGCTGACGAGGCGCTCAAGAACGGAACCATCACCCAGGAGCAGTACGACGGCCTGCAGCGGGAGATCGAGGAGACCACCCAGAAGCTGAAGGACCTCGAGAAGCAGGCCGAGCAGTCGGCCACGGCCGTCCAGAAGATCGCCGCGGCCGGGGAGAAGCTGAAGGACATCGGCGGGAAGGTCTCCGGCGTCGGCAAGGACCTGTCCATGTACGTCACGGCTCCGCTCGTCGCAGCGGGAACCGCCGGCGTCAAGACCTTCGCGGAAGTTGACAAGACCATGGCGCTTGCCAACAAGACCATGAACAACACCGCGGAGGAGGCGGAACACTTAGGCAGCGCCATGAAGAGCGCGGCCTCGAACTCCACCTTCAGCATGGACGACGCGGCGAATGCGTCTCTGAACTTTGCGAGGGCGGGCCTCGATGCGGAGCAGGCGGCCGCAGCCCTGGCACCGGCCATGAACCTGGCCGCCGGCGAGGGCGGGAACCTCGACACGGTGTCGTCCGGCCTCGTCGCCACGATCAACGGCTTCCACGGATCCTTCGAGGATGCCGGGAAGTACGCTGACGTCTTTGCCTCCGCCTGCAACAACTCCGCCCTCGATGTGGACAGCCTGTCCTCGGCCATGTCGGTTGCCGCGCCGATCTTTGCCTCGGCAGGATACAAGGTAAATGACGCCGCCCTTTACATGGGCATCATGGCAAACAACGGGATCGAGGCGGACAAGGCCGCCAACTCCCTGAAGACCGGCATCGCGCGCCTCGTATCCCCGGCCAAGGAAGGCGCCACGATGATGGAGCAGCTGGGGATCTCCGTCACGAACACGGACGGCTCCATGAAGGACTCCGTACAGATCCAGAAGGAACTGCACGAGGCCTTTGCCAATCTGTCCGAGTCGGAGCAGATCGCGGCCGCGTCCGCCATCTTCGGGAAGAATCAGATGGCCCCGTGGCTTGCCCTGATCAACACGGCACCGGAGGATGTCGACGAACTTAACGAAAGCCTGCGGACCTGCGCCGGGACGACCGACGAGATGGCGCAGACCATGATGGGCGGCTTCGGCGGCTCCATTGAGAAGCTGAAATCCTCCATCAATGTCCTCGCCTATTCCCTGGGCGAAGCCCTGGCACCGACGATCCAGCGCGTCGTCAACTTCCTGCAGGACATGACGGACAAGTTCAACGCCCTGTCCCCGGCGCAGCAGCAGGTCATCGTGAAGATCGGGCTTGCCGCCGCGGCGCTCGGGCCGCTCCTGCTGATCACCGGCAAGATGATGACGGCGGTCGGCACAATCATGACGGTCATTCCGAAGCTGGCCGGGGCGCTCAGCACGGTCAAGGGAGCCTTTGCGGCTTTGAATGCGGTCATGCTGGCCAACCCGATCGCCATCGTCATCGCGGCCATCGCTGCGCTCGTGGCCGCCTTCATCTACCTGTGGAATACCAATGAAAGCTTCCGGCAGTTCTGGATCAAGCTGTGGGAGAACATCAAACAGGCAGCCGTCAACGCGGCGAATGCCGTCAAGACCGGGGTTACGGCCGCATGGAACGCGGTCAAGAGCGTAACGGGCACGATCTTCACCGCTGTCGGAGGCGTCGTCGAGAAAATCTGGGGCGGGATTACGGGAACCGTGTCCAAGGCCGTCGAAGGCATCAAGAGCACGATTTCGACCGGACTCAATGCGGCGAAATCGACTGTGGAGAAGGTCCTCGGCGCAATAAAGACCGCCTTCTCCACCGTGTGGGAAGGAGCGAAGAGCATCGTCTCCGGCGCCATCGAGAAGATAAAGGGCATGATGAACTTCCACTGGGAACTGCCGAAGCTGAAGCTGCCGCACTTCTCCATGTCCGGGAAGTTCAGCCTGGATCCGCCGTCCGTGCCGCACATCAGCGTCGACTGGTACCGGAAGGCCATGAACAACGGCATGATCCTCGACTCGCCGACCATATTCGGCTCCGCGGGCGGGAAGCTGCTCGGTGGAGGAGAAGCCGGAGCGGAGGCGGTCGTCGGGGTGAATTCCCTGAGGAACATGATTGAAGAGGCGGTCGCGGGGCAGACCTCTGCCATCGTCGCCGCCATGGGCGCATCCTCCGGGGACATCGTCATTCCGGTCTATGTCGGGAACACTCTGCTCGACGAACTCGTCGTCAATGCCCAGAACCGGCAGAACCTGCGGTCAGGAGGGAGGTAAGGGATGGCGCATATTCAGTATCTGACATTCAACGGGACCGCCATTCCCCGGCCGGACTCCTATGAGGTGCAGATGGAGGATGTCGAGGCCGACTCCGGCGGGGAGACGGAGGCCGGCACGGTCCAGCGGGACATCGTGCGGACCGGGGTCGTCACAATCCCGGTCACCTTCTCCGTGAGTCCCACATGGATGAAAAAGCTGACGGCATTCAAGCAGCTCGACAGCATGGAGGTGAAGTACTTCGATCCGGAAACCGCCCAGGCGAAGACCACGGCCATGTACATCGAGGACTTCAAGGCGAAGCTGGTGCAGGATACTTCGTACGGCGGGCTGTGGAGCGTAAGCTTCACGCTGAGGGAATTCTGATTGAGTATGGCTGCGGATACTGGTAAGATATAGATGGCTGAATGCTGACAGTACTGTCACATTAACCGGAGGCACATGACTATGAGGTACACAAAGAAGAAAATATTCTGGAAACCCGTGGGTTCCTCAGAAAAGCAGGTGGATGCCCTTCTCTATGACGAGCAGAAGGACTATTACGGCTTCATCAGGGAACAGATGGCCCAGAATTACCATCAGGTGACCATTACTTCTGAAATGATGGCCGAATTCATTTCCGCTGTCCTCAGTGTGCCCTCATACCGGATTGACGATGTCCAGATGATGGAGGAGGACGAGGAACTGTCCGATCAGATAACAGATGCAATCCGTGAAAGCGGGACAGGAACCATGAACGGCCGGTTTGCCCTCATGAAGGTCATCCGTGACATTGCAGAAAAATCCTCTATTGAAATAAAGCGAATCACCATGAGCGGGAAGAATTCCACTTCAGGAAATGCAGAGATGTTCTTTGTCCAGTCAAACGGCCTGATCGGAGTCACTTCTGGCGACAGCGAACTGGAGAGGCAGCTTCTGATTCTTGTAAAGGAGCACCTCGAAAAATGAAGAGACTGGTGAGAATCATCTTCTCGTTTGCGGGTGCATTACTCGCACTGCTTGCTGCAGGAAATTTCAATCTCTTCGCCCTGATGAAATTTATACCTCGGAGCAGTTCCTACGATGTATGCATCACTGTCTATTTCACGGTCTTTGATGCAATCATGAACTGGCTGTTTGATTATATCTGCGGAAGAATTGACCGCCGTAAAACAGTGGTGAAAGTCGAACTTGAGTCGAAGGAACGTGACAGAAACGGTGTCCCACAGATTCTGCTGACTCAGGAAATGGCTGAGTTCAAAGTGAGGGTTCATATATCAGGGAAGCGAAAGAATATCCAAGGCAGCGAGATCCGGTTCAAGGCGTTGAAACAGGCTTCGTACACAGTCGGAAAAAGAGGAGCAGGCATACATCAGGATGGAAACGGGGATATCTTCATCCGAATTGATGAACTGATAAATGAGACGAACAATGATTCGGATATCACCGAAGAATACATTATCGACATGCAGCTGAATGACATTGATTATACAGGGACAGTTAAAATCGAGCCGGAAAAAATCAAGCAGCATATGTTCCTCAGCTATGATTCTGATTATGCAGTTGTGAATTTCGGGAGAAGTATATGAGCGCAACAACCAGATGGAGAGATACTATTACAAAAGCCGGTATTGGGGAAATCGTGGATCAGATGACTTCTCCGGTTCAGGACGACGAAAGATCCGGCTCTTATTTCTGGAAAAACATCAGGTGCCGGAGGGTCTTCGAAGATCCGGTACTTCAGAAGATGATGCTGAATGGAGAGGAAATTTCCTACAGCGCAGTCCATTACAGCTATGATGCAGTGACTGCCGGCGATGTGCCGGATGAGGATCGTATCTTGGCGAAGAACGGGCTGATTGTCATTTACCGCAGTAAGGGGAAGACATATTATATCGTTGATCAGAATTCCACGGCGCAGAAACTGCTTCGAAAAATACTGGGTTACACAGGAAAGAGTGAAATTCAGAAATCGAACTTTGATTTTCCCGGCGACTTTTTTGTCTGGCTTGTCAGCAGAGTGTACAATTCAGACTGTGAAATTGCAAATACCGCGACGGATGAAGAGAAAGTCCTTGAATTGGAGGAAATAAAGGGGATACGCGGAAACACGGAGGATCTTCAGACAATCATTTCCGCAAGCGGCGAATCCGTGATGAATGTAATCAGCACACTATCTTTTCTGCTTGAAAGCCGCAAACTGAATCAAGTCATCCTGAATCTGAGATATTCTGAGCATGAGAATATCTGCGTGAAAATACAGAACGCCACTGTTGAATATCAGAGACCCTATAAGGGCGTGTTTGAGGAAGATCCTCAGAATGATCCGGATCAGTTTTCTGCAAAACTGTATCTGCTGCTTTACCTGGAGATACTTCCTCTGCTTGAGCAGGAGTACAGGAGCAATCTGGATACGGAGGCTTGGGGCCCCAGTGCATACAGAACATTTCTGCAGGAACTGAAAGATAATATCATTCAGAAGATTGAAGAAAAAATAAATTCTGTCAAACAATAAATCAGATAAAAAAGCAGAGTACCTGCTTTCCAGGAGATCGGTTGCCCCGGTCTCCTTTTTTGTGCCCATAAACAGAAGGGAGGCGGGCCATGTATCCGGTAAGCGATGCATTTCTGACTGCCGTGCAGAAGAACACCCGCCGCTACTACTGGTCGGGGAAAATCACGACTACAGCGGGATCAGTGTACAAGTTCGGGCCGGAGGACATCGTCAAGGGGAGCGGGTACATCTCGGCGCAGTGCTGCGGATCCTCGGAGATCGAACTGGGGACGGTGTACGCAGCGGAGTTCGGGATCAGCCTCTTCTCGAAGATTGACCGGTACACGCTGAAGGAGGCAAAGGCGGAGCCGGTCTATCACCTGCTTCTCGCAGACGGATCCTACGAGGCGGTCCCGATGGGCATCTACGAGGTGTCCGAAGCCAACCGGACCGGGAAGGTGCTCGAACTTAAGGGGTACGACTACATGCTCCGGTTCGAGCGCAGTTTCAACGGCTACGAGACGGTCGGGACCCCGTACGACTTCATCGCCCTGTGCTGCAAGGCCTGCAATGTGGAACCAGCGCAAACGCAGGCGCAGATCGAGGCAATGACCAACGGGACCGAGACGCTTTCCATCTATTCCGAAAACGACATTGAGACCTACCGCGACTGCCTGTACTACGTCGGGCAGGTGCTGGCCGGATTCTTCGTGATCAACCGGGAAGGAAAGCTGGAACTGCGGCAGTACGGCATGACGGCCGTGCAGACCTACGAGGCAAAGCACCGGTTCAACTCTTCTTTCTCGGATTTCATCACACGGTACACGGCGGTGAGTTCCACAAACAAGAAGACGGAGACCGCAGAGTACTACGCGCTGGAAACGGACGACGCGCTGACCATGAACCTGGGCGTCAACCCACTCCTGCAGTTCGGGACGGAGGACGCGCGGGAGGCCATCTGCCGGAACATCCTGAATGTAATTTCGAAGATCCAGTACGTTCCTTTCGACTCGGACACGATCGGAAATCCTGCACTGGACCTCGGGGACGCGCTGCAGTTCACCGGGAACGGGGCCGACGCGGATCAGACGGCCGCCATCACCTCGATGCAGTGCCGGATCGGCGGGAAGGAGACATTCAAGTGCGTCGGGAAGAACCCGCTCCTTGCCCAGTCGAAATCGAAGAACGACAAGAACATTGCCGGGCTTCTGAACCAGATCGAGGCCGGGAAGATCGGGATCCACGTATTCACGAACGCTACGGCCTTCTCCCTCTCCGACAAGGACCTGAAGATCATCAGCATCCAGTTCGCCAGCACCGAGGACAATCCCATGCAGTTCTTCGGGCAGGCGGTCATCGACGTTGCGGCGGACAAGAGCACACAGACCGGGACGGCAGAGGGGAGCATCACGATTCCCGCCATGACGGTCGGGAGTTCGGATGCATCGGCGACGGACAGCACAGGATCCGCCACGCCGGAGACGACGGTGAACGTCAGCCTGCCGGTCACAATCGAGACCGACGGGGAGGCGGCCGTCTACATGACCTACGAATTCAACGACAGCATCATCGAGACGCCGAAACTCGTGGAGACCTGGCACAGCGGGAAGCATGTCCTCAGCATGTACTACCCGATTGAGAGCATCATCGCAAACTACACGAACACGTTCAACGTCTATCTGCGGATCACCGGCGGGTCCGGGACCATCGGCATCGGAGACGTCATCGCGACAGTCGGCGGACAGTCCATGGCGGCGAAGGAAGCCTGGGACGGGAAGATCACTATCGAAGAAAAGATCCAGCCGTTCCGGCTCACGGCGAAGATCACGCCGAAGGACTTCACGGAGACCGTATCAAAGGAAATCAACTGGGTCGTCCGGTACAGCTGGAGCGACACCATTCAGAGGCAGAAGGTATACGGCTTTGCCGCATTCATCGAGACAGGAGGGAGCGCATGAAACTGAAGGGCGTGATGACCATCGAACTCACGGACTCGAACACCGGGGAGGTCGAGACGGTCACGGAAGAGAACATGATCACGGAGGCGGTGAACGATATTTTCGCCTACAATCCGTTCGGCGTCCACTACACGACAGGCGACACGCTCGACGAGGTGCAGTGGTACAAGACCCTGCTGCCCATCTGCCCGAAGCTGATCGGCGGGATCCTCCTGTTCACGAAGGCGCTGCCGGAAGACGCATCGACCATCTATCCTGCAGCGGACAACCTGCCGGTGGCCTACGGGGGAAACGACGTCAACTCGACGACGAACGTCATGCGGGGAAGCCTGAACCAGACGGAGAGCAAGGCCACGGACACCGGGTATAAGTTCGTATGGGAGTTCACGCCGTCCCAGGGCAACGGGACAATCGCCGCGGCCGCCCTGACCTCAAGCTGGGGCGGGCAGAACGCCTTCGGCAGCGCGGCCGGGACCGCATCGACCTTCCTGAAGCTGAAGGCCGTGAACCTGGACGGCATCGCGAAGACCCGGCAGCAGACCTTCTACGACGCGGTGGACTTCGACTTCGAGAAGGAGATCCTCACGGAACTGACCTTCAAGAACTCCGCCGTCATCATCCGAAAGCTGCGGGTCCCGACATTCACCCTCGGACTTTCCGAGCAGCTGAACGAGTCGACCACCAGCATCATTGAGGAGAAGTCGGTCGCGGTCAGCACCTTCAAGTTCACGGACAGCTACGACGCGGTGATCGGGGACTTCTTCGACGGGAAGGACGGCTACTGGTACGGATTCTCCTCCGCGGGGAACTCCTCCGGGAATGCCACCGTCTACTGGGTCAAGATCAGCCAGACCGACTACAGCGTGGAGGAGGGCACCTGGACGCTCTCCAAGACCTACCTGATGCAGATCGGAAAGCGGGACGAGACATCCACCTTCGCAGAGAGGGACATCTATTCCGTGCTGCGGAACGGGTACCTCTATGTCCGCGCCTACAACAAGAAGGGCATCTACAAGATCAACATCAACAACTCCGCCGACGTCACGCTGATCTCCTTCGGATTCACGACCGCATGGAAGCAGCTGGCCGGCAGCACGAACGGAGAGGTCTACATGATCCTCGTGAACGGCATCATCATGGGCTGGGACTTCCAGATCGGGCCGGACGACAAGGTCACGAAGGTCAGCGGGGCGACGCGGCTCTACTACGCGTCCTCGCCCATGTTCCAGTACAAGAACCTGCTGTTACAGTGGGGCGGGGCGTACGGCAGCGAATACCGGACGGTCTACCTGCTGACACCGTACCTCGCCTCCATCAACAACCTGGAGACGCCGGTCATCAAGACAACGGAAAAGACAATGAAGATCACATACACACTGACACAGGAGGCATGAGCGTACTATGAAGGATTTCTGGAACGGGATTCAGGCAGTCTTTGCCGTCATCGGCGGCTGGGCAGGATACTTCGTGGGAGGTGCGGATGAAATGTTCTATGCACTGCTGATTCTCGTAATCTGCGACTACATCACCGGGGTGCTGTGCGCCATTGCGGACCGGAAGCTGTCCTCGGATGTGGGATTCAAGGGCATCTGCCGGAAGGTCCTGATCTTCGTCATGGTCGGGATCGGGAACGTCATCGACGTCAACGTTCTCGGGGAGCCCGGCGTGCTGAGGACCGCAATCATCTTCTTCTACATCTCCAACGAGGGACTATCTCTCCTCGAGAACAGCGCCTACCTGGGACTGCCGGTCCCGGACAGTCTGAAGCAGGTCCTCGAGCAGCTGCATCACCGTGCTGAGAAAGAGAGCAGCCGGCTGAAAGAAGAGGAAGCAGAGAAGGGCGAGAAGAAAGACGGAAAGGGAGGCGAAGAATAATATGGCACGGACAGCGCAGAGTCTCATCAATATAATGAGGGGATGGATCGGTTTTTCCGAAGCAAACGGGAAGTACCGGCAGATCATCGACATCTACAACAGCCACAGGCCGCTCGCCAGGGGCTATAAGGTGAAGTACACGGACTCCTGGTGCGACGCGACCGTCTCGGCCGCGGCCATCAAGGCTGGCATGACGGATCTGATCGGGACCGAATGCGGGGTGGAGGAGCATGTCCGCATCTTCCAGAAGAAGGGCATATGGATTGAGGATGGGCGGGCCACGCCGAAGCCTGGATACATCATCGCCTACAACTGGGACAAGGCCTCGCAGCCCAATGACGGGTGGAGCGACCATATCGGTGTGGTCGAAGCCGTGACGGACGGGAAGATCACCGTCATCGAAGGAAACTACAGGGACGCCGTCGGGCGCCGGACCATTCCGGTCGGATGGGGATACATCCGCGGGTACGCTGCGCCGAAGTATGATGCGGAATCCGTCATCGTGCAGAAGATGAGCGTCGAGGCGGCCGCACGGGGCGTCATCGCAGGGAAGTACGGGAACGGGGCGGAGAGGAAGAAGAAGCTGGAAGCACTCGGACTCGACTACTATGCGGTGCAGAAGAGGGTAAATGAACTGATGAGAAAGGGAAAGTGAATTCAGGAGGGGAGGGCAGGCACCCCGGACGGCTGCGCGGCGAAAGCACGGCAGACGGACGGGGCGCCTGTCTTTCCCTCTTTTTTACGTCTTCAGAGAAAGATGAGAAAATACTCAACCATACATGAGAACAATCTCGCTACAAGCTATAGGCTAAGTGTGATAAAAAGTTCTTGTCCGGCGAATGTATGAGGCGCGATGCGTCCGAACGGCCGGAGGAGGTCAGTCATAGCCGCAGCCAAGAAGAAAATTCAACCGAATTCCGGAGAATTCATCGACTATGAAGCTGCCGGAAAACGAATAGCCAGAATCCGAAAGGAAAAGGGCATGCGCCAGTACGAACTGGCCAAGCAGGCCGGCATTTCCGTACAGTACATGTCCGCAGTTGAGTCAGGACACCGGCGGTTTTCGCTTGAACTCCTGACATCCGTCGCCCGGGAACTTCATGTCACCCCGGACGAGATCCTTTTCGGAACACCGCCCAAGGCGGGGCGCATGACTGCTGATGAGACAGAGAAGGAGATTCAGAACCTCTTTCTCGACACGAGCCCGGCGGAGGCTGCCTTCCTGATCAAGGTGCTGCGGGCATCGAAGGAATATATCCGGGAGAAGCCCGGGAAAGCAAAAAACTGAAGCGGAGCCGGGGCTATGAAACGGAGCCAGGCACCGCACCTGAAGAACAAAGAATAATTTACGACTACTTGTGCGGAGCCTGGCACAATGTTTCACAGGCACCGCAGTTCCTATATATTTCGAGTACATCGACATCTGAATATTTATCCATCGAATTCAAATCTGATTTTTCATCTTTTCCCAATCTATTTCACTCAGGGAGAGAATTCAGCAGTTCCGGATCAAGGACCGGGCCGTCCCTTCCCAGAAGACGGAAGGATTCCGGCTCGCATGCCCATTGTGGTCAGTGCCGGATACCGCCGCCAAAACAAGTTCCGCGGGGGTATCTTCAGTTCCCGCGGCGGGCCGGTCTTTGGTCGGGAATTGCATGAGCGCCGAGGACTCCGTATCTCCGGGAAGGAGCGGCGGGAAACCGACGAGCGGAGGACGGAACACACAGCGGCGTACAGTTCCCATGCCCAGGAAGGAGGCTATGAAGAGACAAAAGAGATATCAAATGTCACACGACAAGAACCAAAAAGTTTTAGTAACCTATTGACTATGAAAGGACAATAAGAGATGAAAAATCTTAAAAAGTTCGGCGCTGTCGCTCTTGCAGCGGTCATGGCCGTAACCTTTGCTCCTGTCGCAAGCCTGAACGTCTTCGCAGCAAACAACGTAGGCGTTGATGCGGACAATGAGTACCTCATCACGGCAACCGATACAGTAACCCTTAACAAAGGCGGTAAATATTCGATCAAGACGGGCGTTGCGACAACATCTTCCACTACACTTGAAATCGCAGCGGGTGGTGATTATACGATCGATATCGGTGAGCACGCAATCGGTGCAGTCACCATTGATGCCGTAGGAGCCAAGGTCACGATTGAAGCAAGCGACACCACCGGCGACGGTGACACAACAATTGGTACAATCGCGTCTATTACCTTTGCTACTCCCAGCACGACTGCACAGAATATTTCCAGTCTCACGCTGAACGGCGGCAAGGTCACCGGAACTATCACAGATAATTACGGAAACCTGACAATCAATGGAGGGTATGTCGTCGGGAATATCACATTCTCTGACGGTGCTGCTCATTCTGGCACCGGCAGTTCTGCAAAGCCTACGACAGTAGCATCTTCTTCATTTACTGTCACAGGCGGTAACTTTGCAGGAACGATTACTGATTCTGCTACGTATCTTGCCGGAAAGAAAGCCGACGGTACGACCGCTATGACTGAAAGCGACATCGTTGAGAAAGGTAACAACAACGATATCCTCACGGCAGCATCCATCACCGGCGGTGTTTTCAAGAACGATCCCTCTACGTTAGTTTGGTGCGGTTCCAACGATTCGAAGAAGATGGAAACTCCCATGATTGCTTCTTCGACAGCGATCGCAAAACTCGAAAATGCCTATACCCTCAAGTTTGACGGCACGACGGCTAGCGCAGCTTACGTTGTCGGCAACGACACAATCAACGCTAAGATTGCCGGTGCTGACGGATCCAAGAACGCTTCTACAACCGACGTTGAGGTCGTAAGCGGTGCAGTCGCGCTGAAGGACGTACGTGACGGCGTTACTGCAGTTTGCGTTTCCAACACAACCGGCACTAACGACGGCAAGAGCCTGACTGTAGCTCCGAAGAGCGGCTATTCCGTATATCACGAGACGAAAACCGACAAGACCAGCGCTACATACATGACAGTAACCGACAAGTACTTCGTCGGTGACGATGCAATTGCCGGGACGACCGGCGCACTCATGAGCGGATCTGCTCTGAAGAAGGTCGGCTGGGATCACGACAACACTGTATCCACGACGTCTTATGCAGGTACTTTCACCAACGGTGGGAAAACTCTGGAAGTTGACATCAACGGTGACAAGTACGTTGTTGACGAAGCCAAAATCAATACGATGACCCAGAATCTCAATGTAAAGACCGTCAATGTTGACTGCGTAAATGATACCAACAAGGATGTTACCTTCACGGATGCCCAGAGCGTAACCAAGTTCACAGCTGACAAGAAGTATTCCATCCTGACAGGTACTGACGACTCAACGAGCAAAGCAATTGTTGAGGTTACGAAATCCCCTAAGTGCACGGCAGGTTCAGTCGGCAATGGTATTAAAGGCGATGACGTAAATGTTGAGCAGGTAGGTGCTTCTGAAATCGGTGCAGGTGCTCATGGTATTCTTATCGTAGATATGGGTTCTGCAAGTGGTACTGTAAAGTCTGTAACTACAATGGATAAGACTCTTCCGCTGTCTTATGCAACCGCTGGTGGCGAAGTACTCTATTTCGTTGGCGATAATTCCAACCAGGTAGCTGCAGGATCTTCTACTGGCTATGGCATCATCAGCGCTTATGCGGTCGCAAAAGATACTACGATCACAACTGGCGATGCACTCACTGCAAATTCAACTCTGACATTCGTTCAGGGCGGCGTAACCCTTCCTGGTGTAGCTGCCAAGAATGGCGGAGCAGGAAGTGTTGAAAATATCGACTCAACTGCTACGAACATCGATTTCCAGGGTGCTGACAATATTGCCATCACCAAGAAGGTCAACTACACCACGAACGGCTTTGGCGTAAAGCAGGTGTCCTCTGTAGACGTCATTGTCGGTGTCGGCTCCAGCGTGCCTACGACCCTTCGTCGTTTCGTCAACCCTTCGACCGGCGAGCACTTCTACACGAACGATACTGTAGAGATCGCAAGCATCAAGGCACAGGGCTTCACGGAAGAGACTTCCAACATCAAGGTTCTTGGCAAGGATGCAACCACAGGCGTTGCTGTATACCGTATTGTCAACAACACCAACGGCCGTCATGTTTACACGACCAGCAAGCATGAGTATGACACTGTAAGCAAGTGGGCAGGATTCACCGGCGAGGGCGTTAAGTTCCACGCAGCTTCCACCGGAACCATTCCTGTATACCGTCTGCTGAACGAGACGAACGGTGACCACCTCTACACCGGCAGCGCTCATGAGAACTCTGTCGTAAAGACATGGCCTGGCTGGAAGTATGAGGAGATTTCCTTCTACTCTGTAGATTAAGCAACAATGTGACATAACAAGGCTGAAGGACTATGGTTCGTCCCGCGGCCTGAAATAAGTCTCATAGCATATGGGCTGGACCCCTGCTCTCCCGGAAGGGAGGGCGGGGGTCTTTTCTTTATTGCCAGAAAAAGATCAACCCGGCTGTGCAGATTCACGATTTTCACTTCCTCCATGAAAAAACGGGCTGTGCCGAATCCGATTTCCTGCTAGGATGATGGAACAGGGGGAGTCCGCCGCAGATCCGCGGCACCCATCGCTCCTCCTTCTGCCGGCGGGGCACTCCGCCGTCCCTACCATTCCGGTACAAGGACTCATTCCATATCATTCATCAGGAGGAAACGCACATGAAGAAAAAGGAAAGAAGAATGCTCACCGTCCACGCATCCCGTCAGCGTTACGCAAGCCTGAACGAGGCACTCTGCATCATCCTGGAGGGCGTGTGGCTGAACGAACTCGGCTACCGGCCGGGAGACAGGGTCGATGTTCGGACCGAGGACGGGCGGCTCACCATCTCGCGGATCAATCCGGCGGACATACCGGAGGACCCGGAGAAGAAGGCCTGCAGGGAAGAGGTCGGCCGGATGAGCGCGAAGCAGAGAAAGATGATGGCGGCGATGCTGAGAGATGCCATGTGAAAATATTATTCTGATTCAGTTGTGAAGCATGCCCCTGCTGTCCTTGAAGAGATGAAGGAAGAATTCATCCACTCAGGGAGGCAGGGGCATGAGCATTCAGGAAGACCGGCCGGACCGGAAAGAGGACAGAGAGGCGGAAATCGCGAAGAGACGCTGCGCCGACTTCGTCCTGCAGATGATCGGGAAATACGGGAGGGAAATCCTCAGGGAAGAGGCCGGGGAAAAACTTACCAGAAATTCATGAGAAATGCCGTCCGATTCTGGGAAATCCAGCGGGCGGTATTTTTTCATGCCCGGCGGTATCCTCTGAGTGGAAACCTACTGTCAGCCGGAGACCCACCGAATGGAAAAACGAAATAAATGCTACATCTACATGCGGGTGTCCACCGCAGCACAGATCGACGGATACAGCCTGGACGCCCAGAAGGAGCGGCTGACCGAATTCGCGGAATATCGGGAACTCACAATCGCGGGAGAATACTGCGACGCCGGCCGGTCAGGCCATGACGTCAAGGGAAGACCGGAATTCAGGAAAATGCTCGATGACATCGCGTCAGAAAAGGACGGGATCTCCTATGTCCTCGTTTTCAAGCTGTCCCGCTTCGGGCGAAACGCGGCGGATGTCCTCAGGTCCCTGCAGCTGATCCAGGACTACGGTGCCGACCTCGTCAGCGTGGAAGAGGGCATCGACAGCTCCACACAGGGAGGGAAGCTGATGCTGTCTCTCCTGTCCGCCGTCGCGGAGATCGAGCGGGAGAACATCAATGTCCAGTTCCTGTCCGGAAGGATTCAGAAGATCCGGGAGGGCGGATGGGGAGGCGGTACCGCCCCGTTCGGCTACCGGCTGACGGATCAGGGCCTTGTTCCGGATCCGGAGGAAGCCGGCATGGTGCGGACGATGTACTCCATCTTCCTGCGGGAGGGGGCGGGATGGTCCACGGCCGCCCGGGAGATGAACGACATGGGCCTCTCGAGAACATACAGGGGAAGGACGGTTCCATTTACTGCCAGCTTCGTGAAAGTCATTATCCTGAATCCGGTCAATGCGGGGTATGTCCATTTCGGCCTGCGTTCGGACAGGAGGGACACGATCATCGCGAAGGGAAGCCACGAGGCACTGATCCCGGAAGAGACCTGGCAGCAGGCAAAGGCCAAGGCGGCAGCCATTTCAGAGAAGAGCCGGGCGAAGGAAAAGAGGACAAGACAGCATCTCCTGTCCGGCATCATCCGCTGCCCCGTATGCGGGGCCGGCCTCGTCGGCACGACGGATCAAAAGGTCAATCCGAACCATGGCGGGATGTATGCCGACATGCACTATTATGTCTGCCGGTATCACCGAAAGTGCGAGGGCCGCACCTGCTCATTCGGAGGCCGGGTGAAACAGGAGAAGGCGGACGAGGCCGTCCGGGAGGCCATTCAGCAGGTGATGAATACGGATGCATTCCGGAAAGCCATCGAGGAGAGGTTCGGGGAGCAGGACGGCGGGCCTGACCGGGAGGAAGCCCTGCGGCAGGCAAGAGGCCGGCTCAGGAGAATCCGGGAAGAGCAGGCGGCCCTCATGGATGCCCAGGACACCCTCGACATCCTGTCCAACGACTACGAGGACAGATACGATGCCCTGCAGGGCCGGATTGACGGGCTCTATGACGATATCGACCGGGCCGAGGAGGAAATCCGGGCGCTGAACGGGGAAGGCCGGGACGGCGAGAAGCGGAGGCTCGACCGGGAGCAGGTCATGCACTTCCTCGGTGACTTCGACCGGATATGGGAAAAGATGGACGCTGGGGAAAGGAAAGAATACTTCCGGACATTCCTCGACCGGGTCGAGATCTTCGAAAAGCCGGAGGAAGGAAGACTTCTGAAAAGCATCACCTTCCGGATCCCGGTCGGGGAGAAGAACGGATCCTTCCAGTTCACCCTCGACTGCACGGCACTTCCCAAGAGCCGGGCAGAGTCGAAGGCCACCTACGGGCAGATCAAGGCCTTTGTGATGGAGAGGCACGGAGCAAAGGTCTCTACATTAAACATAAGCCAGATCAAGCGCCGCATGGGACTCCCGATGGGAAGAGCCTACAACAAGCCGGAGAAAAACCAGTACCGGGTGCCCGGATGCACGCCGGAGAAGGCAGCCTATATCCTGGAAGCATTGAAATACTTCCGCATGGTTCCGGAGGACGCGGTCCTCGGAGAGGAGGAGAAATGAACGGAAAGCAGACAAAATGCTACACCTACATTCGCGTCTCCACGGAGATGCAGGTCGACGGCTACAGCCTCGAGGCACAGAAGAACGCCATTCAGAAATACGCGGACTTCCAGCACATGCAGATCGCCGGGGAGTACTGCGACGCCGGAAAGTCCGGCAAGAGCATCACCGGCCGGCCGGAGTTCATGAGGATGCTCGACGACGTTTCCGGACAGAAGGACGGCATCAGCTACATCCTCGTCTTCAAGCTGTCCCGGTTCGGAAGAAACGCGGCCGACGTACTCAACTCCCTGCAGTACATCCAGGACTACGGCGTCAACCTGATCAGCGTTCAGGACGGCATCGACTCCTCAAGGGACTCCGGCAAGCTGACCATCACGGTCCTCTCCGCCGTCGCCGAGATCGAGCGCGAGAACATCCTCGTCCAGACCATGGAAGGCCGCCGGCAGAAGGCAAGAGAAGGAAAGTGGAACGGCGGACAGGCTCCGTTCGGCTACGACCTGAACCCGAAGACAGGCGTCCTCACCATAAACGAGAAGGACGCGGAAGCCGTCCGTACAATCTTCGACCGCTATGTCATGCACCATGAGGGATTTGACTATATTGCCAGCTACATGAACCGGCACGGATACTCGAAGGAAAAGAAGAAGGACAGAGAACTCTCCATCTTCACCGTTGCCCATATCAAGGACATCATTTCCAATCCGGTCTATATAGGAAAGATCAAGTACGGGGAAAACACCTTCGAGAAGGTGAAGGGCAGCCGGGACAGGTTCCGCCGGGTGAAGAACGCAGACTATCCGGTCTACGACGGGCTGCATGAGCCGATCATCTCACAGGAAACCTGGGACGAGGCACAGCGGATACGGCAGGGGAAGATGCGAATCAACGTCAAGAAGACGAATCATGTGCATATTCTCTCCGGAATCGTGAAATGCCCCCTCTGCGGGAGAGGTCTGGCCGGCAATGTCCGGAAACGCCGGAACAAGAACGGCACTGTCGCGGAAGACTACTTTTACCGGTGCAATCACGGAAAGAGGGACGCGGAGGGTCACCGATGCACCTACAGCCCCTCCTGGGAGGAATCCGCCTTCGACGCCTTCATCGAGCAGGCCGTCCTCGACACCGTCCGCCGGTCCGACTTCGGAGAGTACTGCCTCTCAAGAATCAGCAATCAGGTCAACGTCTCCTCCCTCGAGGAGGAACGCTCCCGACTGCAGGACAGGCTCCGGCAGGCCACCGGCGCAAGGAACCGCCTTCTCTCCATGATGGAGAAGCTGGACCCCTCCGACCGGCACTATGACCGGAAGGTTCAGGACATGCAGGACCGCCTCGACGGCCTCTACGACAAAATCTCCGAAGCCGAGGACGACATCCATGACCTCACCGCGAAGATCGGCGGCATGGAAAGTGAACGGCTCTCCGTCAAGGAAATGTACGAAATTCTCCGACAGTATGATAAACTGTACGCAAAGATGTCCCCGGAGGAGAAAAAGACCTTCTACAACAACCTGATTCGGAGCATTGAACTGGATCCGGACGAGAGGGATGTCAAGAAGGCCGTAAAGGAGATAAGGCTCAGGTTTCCGATCGCTGTCGACGGGGAGGAGATCCAGGGAATTCGGTGGGCTGAGGGGGAGACAGTCGAGACCGTTGTGCTGCTATCACGCACCAGCGCGTAGAAATAAAATATACATAGTCGTTAGTGGACGTTAGTTTGCCGGCATTCCGGTAGATTGGCGT